CCCCCCCCCCCCCCCCCCCCCCCCTCCGCCACCGCCGCCTCCTTTACCAATATGTTCTCTAACTAAAGCTTGAAGTTTCTGCTCCAGCTCTGCAAGGTGGGTTTTGCCAGAAAGAAAGGGAGCCGCCACCAATTCGGCATCATCTTGGCTTAATCCCAATTCTTTTAAATATGTTATACATTTTTCCTTCTGATCAGGTTCTTTTTTTTTGCACGCTTCTTGTGCTCCCTGATCAAAGTCAATTTCCATCGGCTGTAACTTAACCACATCTTTCGCGCGACGCGGAATGCGACTGTCGTTCACATTAAACTCTACCTTATCGCCCACTGATGGCTCATAGCTACCGAGCCCGGCACTCGTAAAATGGAAACCGATGGTTTGCGTTTCATCGTGATCATATTTGATCACGCCGTTACCGCGCTCCGGGTTCCAATGGACAATAGTTCCTTTAACACCCCCTCGCTGACTTCTTTTACGTCCACCGCCGCCCTGCTCCGCCGCGTCCGGCATCGGCTCATCCGCTGTCCATTCCCCTCTTGTTAGTATTATTTCATTTATTTTGACACGCAACCGGTCGGCCCACTCCTGCAAGTAGCCCGCAGTGTCGTCCATAGGTAGTGTAAGTATATTCGGTTTATCGTTACCATCCTGCTGCGCGCCGCCATCATTGTCGTCTGCGATCGCCCATTCCCCTCTTGTTAGTATTATTTCATTTATTTTGTTACGCAAAATATCAGCCTGCAATCGCGCGATGAACGCGTCTTCCCATGCGTCGTCTGTAGGTATTGGAAGCACAACCGGCGTGTCGTGACCCCCCCTTCGCAGACGTCTTTTACGACCGCCGCCACCCTGCTCCGCGTCGTCATCATCGGCGTCGTCCGCTGCTGCGGGCGCGATCGCCCATTCCCCTCTTGTTTGTATTATTTCATTTATTTTGTTACGCAGAATATCAATTTTCAATCGCGCGATCATGGTGTTCCACCCAGCCAGCTGCGCGTCGGTGGGCGCGATTTCCAGGACAAGCGGCGTGTCGTGACCACCCCTTCGCATACGTCGTTTACGCGATCTTCGGCGCCGCCGCCGTTTTGTTCTGCGGCGGCGGCCACCCTTTTTCCAACCCATTAATTTACGCGCTTTTTTTGCAACACGTGTATAAACTTTGCGCTTCATGCGAGGTTTTCCCCAATAATTTTTATAAAAAGACCTAGGTTTCCCCCACTGTTTAGCTCTAATATAAGCGGACATAATTCCCCTTTTATTTCTTCTACAAGTTCCTTTTGCACAAATAGGAAAACTAAGATTAGGTCCTAAAAAACATTTTTTTCCGCACCTTTTTTTCATAGTTTTCCTTTGTTTTTTATTAGGCGATTTACCTCGCCATCCAGACCACCATGGCTTTTTTCGTGTTTTTGGCATAATATATATTGTGATTATTTTTTGAGTACAATTTTATTTTCAATTCTATCCAATAAATTTTTATCATAAATAAGTCCAGTAGATTTATACGAACCAATTTTTTTATAAATAGTATTATCTTTTTTAACAACAACTGTTGATCCAGTGGTTGCTCCCAACGCTTTAGCTTTTTTCTTTTGTTCATCTTCTTTAATAGGTCTTCCGTGTCCATCAATTTTAATTCCTGTTCGTTTTTTATATTCCATACGTTTCTGCATGGGTATCCATTTCCTCCAACTAATTAAAAGAAGATTAGGGTGTGTATACTTAACAATAAAGCCATTTTCACGTAATTTTTGGATAATATAGCTTGTGCAAGCAGCAACATCATATGATGGTATTCCAATTAAAAATTCTGGAATTACAAAAAAGGTAAATAGGTCATTGTATTTTTGTCTGGATGTTACCTTAATTTTTTTATGTATTCTATTAAGTATCGTTTGATAAACCTTAATTTTATTTTGTTCTACCTGTTGTTTCCTAGCAAATAGGTCATCTAAATTAATTTTTTCCTTAAAATCTTCAAGTTCATAATTCATTGTCTTAGATATTTGTAAGAAAAAAAGAATTAAAAATAAACAAAAAATAAATATATGATTAAACATATAGTTATTGAATCGGGGGGTTATAAGGGGTTATATGTTTTGGGTGCATTGGATGAATTGAATAAATCCAATTTTTATAATATAGAAAATATTGAAACGATTTATGGAACTTCAATTGGGTCATATGTTGGTGTTTTATTATGTTTAAAAATGAAGTGGGATGATTTATTAGAATATTTTATAAATAGGCCGTGGCATAAAGCACAAAAATTTCCATTAATAACAAGTATGTTTTCGGATAAAGGATTATTAGATTCTTCGCTTTTCTATATTTCTTTAAAGAATTTATTTCTTTCGCAAGATTTAACATTGGATTTAACTTTCCAAGAGTTATATGATCATAGTAATATAGAATTACACATGTTTACGGTTGAAGTTCAAGAATTTAAATTAATAGATTTATCATATAAGACTCATCCAAATATGAAGATAATAGAGGGCATTTATAAATCGTGTGCGATTCCTTATGTTTTTAAACCTTGTTGGGAAGATAATCATTATTATATAGATGGCGGGGTAATAAATGATTATCCAGTTGAAGATTGTATATCAAATGGTGCATCACCAGATGAAATTGTAGGTTTTAGATTTCAAAGGCCTCCAAACAAACTTATAACTGAAGAGTGTAATATTTTTGATTTCAGTCGTCATTTACATAGTAAATTAATAGATATTTGTCGTAAATATAGAAAAAATAAAGATGTAGAGTTAAAGAATGAGATAATAATAGAAGGTAGAAATTCTGAGATCAGCGAATGTATTAAATTGATGAAAGATCGTGAAATAAGAAAAGAATATGTTAATCATGGTAGAGCCGCAGCAAATGAATTTTTAAAGTTGCGATCTTAAAAATTCCTCTAATGTTTCAGCATTAGGTTTTGCATTATATTCGATAATTTGATCGCCCTTTTCTAATTTAATGGTAGGATATCCTTGGATTTTATATTGATCAGCTAAAGCTTCACTATCTTCACAATCTATTTTTTTAAAAAATATTGTGCTTTTATTAATTTTCTTTCCGTCAAATTTTTTGACAAGTTTGTTCCATTCGGGTTCAGCCTTTTTACAGTGTGGACACCATTTTACACAAAAGAACATAAGTTCTGCAAGTTCGCCAGGATCAATATCTGGATTATCTGGATCGTGATCAGGCATGTCTGGTCCACCAGGAAATGGGAATGGTAATTCCATATCAGAATTTTTTTTGATGAATTCTCTATTAGGAACAAAATTAGGATTTAATCGTGGTAATATATATTTATAGTATGTTTGGTGAGCGGTAAAAAGAAATAGGGCAATTATAAGGAGATATAAGATTATCCAGTACCAATCATATCCAGCTGTGCGAGCCATTATGGCATCTCGTGCAGCACACATTGCATCCATTTTAATTTATTTGAATAATGTTTTTTAAAGACTTTAACGAATAGCTTAAAGTTAATTTAAAGTATATTAATATGTATATTCGCAATTATGAAGGAAATATAATTTTTTTTGATAAAAACAAATATGCGTTTGAATATGATATGTATAAAGATCTCTGGAAAATTCTATATAATGTAGATTTGGATGAAGATAAGAATAATGTGATGTCTGATTTAATAGATTTTATAAAAATGGGGTAATTTTTTTTCTAATATGAATATATGCCAAAAAGTCGTAAAAGAAGAAGAAAAAATACATTTAAGGGTGGTGATTTTGATAATGGTAATGGTATGTTAACAAAGATTTGGGGTCCAAGTTTATGGCACTATCTCCATGTTATGTCATTCAATTATCCAGTTCGTCCAACAAAAGCGGATAAAGAACATTATCGTAAATTTCTTTGTCAGTTGCGATACGTTTTACCTTGTGGTAAATGTAGGAAGAATTTAACAAAAAATTTCAAGAAGTTGCCCCCCAAACTTGGTGTTTTTAAAAATCGTGATACATTTTCGCGATATATTTATAAACTCCATGAAGTTATAAATAAGATGCTAAATAAGAAGTCGGGATTAAGCTATAATGAGGTGCGTGAAAGATATGAACATTTTAGAGCGCGTTGTTCATCAGTTCAAATAGGAAGACAAAAAACGTTAAAGAAGGGCAAAAAATCTAAAAAACAAACACGAAAGAAACATGTTGGCTGTACCGAACCACTGCACGGGAAGAAATCCAAATGTGTGATAAAGATTGTTCCGCAGGAAACAAAGTGTCAAACATTTCAAATGGATAGCGAAAGTTATAAAACGAGAATATAAATGAAGTTAAAAAATTTATTTATATACTAAATTGAGAGAAGTCGGTTAATATAGGTTGTGGCAAATAGCTTGTATCACTGGATTTCAAATCGGGTACTTTTTGACATTTAAATGCTGGTTTTGGGCATCGTGCACAAGGTGGGCAAGGTGGACATTCCTCATTTTTATCAGGACACACCTGTATATCTGGACATTTTGGGCAGACCGGTGGTACAATAGCGGATTTTAAAACATATAAATCTTCTTCGCCTTTAGGAACCTGCGATTTTGGTACACCTTCCGCAGCGGCGCCATCTGGTCCAGGTAAGGCGCCTGGTGGAACTTTTGTTCCGTCCCCTCCTCCCTTGGTTGGATCAACACCTCCCCAACCATCTGCACCTGGGGGAGTTTTAAGTTTTTGAGCAGTATCTTTTGGTGGCGTAAATCCCTCTTTTACGGCGAGTCCTAAACTTGATAAAAGTAGGGCTGCTAATAATATATAGAATAAATGTGCCTGTGACAATTTCATTATATAGAATATAAGGAGAAAAGTTTTATAATAATTAAATGAAAAATGAAGTATTCAGATTTTGGATACAAAAAGTATCACAAAATATATGGCTTCATCATCATAATTCAAAGGAATTAAGAAAAAAGATTTTGTTGATAGTTATTTTAAATATAATATTGGTTTCATCTCTTTTTTTTTCCTTTGATACAAAAAATATTTTTGAATTTATATGTTTATTAGTATTATTTTTTGAAAATCAAATTGTTTGCTTGTTTTTTTTTAAAAATATTTTTAAACATGAAATAGCTAAAAATAGATATAATATTTTTTTGGAAGAGATAAATCAAGAATTGTATTTATCCTCAGAAGATATTCTAAGTTTTTTATTGTATAAGAAATTAGAATTAGATAAACTTTTAAAAACAAGTCCCAAAATAACTCAGTCGGTATTAGATAAATATAAAAAAACATTTAACAAAAATATTTTAATTTCAGATTTTTCTAAAATTCCCCCCAAATATAACTTATATAGCAAAATGATATTAATAAAATTTTTTAATATATGGAAATCTCATTTGAAAAAAAAAAGATATACTGCATATTATTTAGGACCTTTTTATGGAAATAGAAAATTTTTTTTTGAATTTCAGAATGTTAAATTAGGAGATAATGATATTGAAATTAGTATTGAATAAATATATATGATAAATATATATGTCTCGTTCATTACACGCTCGCAAAGGTATAGCTAAATTAACAGCATTGCCCAATTGTACCAATATGGGAGGGGCCGGTGGTTTTACAGGTTCTTCAGTTACAACTTCAAAATTATGTCACGTTCGCAATCGCCATGGTAAAAGAAAAGACTGTGTAACATGTCAGATGGGGGTGGGCGGACCTGTTGCAGGTTCTAACCAATTATTTTGGATTGCGCCAGGATCCTTCCTCCAACCCAGAGGACAATTCAACGCACTTTCAGCAAGAAGAACACGCCTTGTTCAAGGTCAAAATTGCTCTTCACCTGAAAATGCAGTTCCGTGTACAGGTGGTGGAAATGCGGGCCAAAGCCCACAAGGACCTTTTGGAAGCTAAATTTTTAATATTTTTCTAATATATAATGCCACGTGTATTAAAGATAGATTCAATGACAAATCGCCCAATCTGCAAAAGCGCCGGAGCCGGGGGATTTTTAGGAACTTCAGTTAATATTATGAAATGTCACAATAAAGCTCGTTTAGGTTTAAGCACACAATGCTTCAGATGCCGCATCCCAGTTCTTGGGATCGATAAACAGATAGGATGCGGCGGCAACACAGGTTACGTCTGCGGTCAGGTTGGTGGTGTAAACGCCAATGGCTCAAAAGGTTTCCAAACTTAAATTGATATAAATAACAATATTTATATTAATTAAAAAATTGAACATACTTTATATCAAAAGTATTGGTTAAAATGGCGAAGCGCATAAGTCTGTATATTCCACATATTTTTAAATACACAAAACAACATGAAATTGTTGCTACACTTAATCTCCTATCATTGGGTCATGTAGAACGTGTTGATCTTATTCAAAGTTCGAATACACAGCAGCAGGCGTTTATTCACCTGAGCGAATTAAATGATGAAAAATATCCGGATTTACGTTCTCGTATTAATAATGGAGAAAGTTTTAAAATAGTTTATGATGATCCTTGGTTTTGGAAAGTGTATAAGAGTCGTTCGCCGAAGCCACCAGTCGCAGAAAGAAGAAATCCCCATATAATTTTTGAAACAAAAAGCCTTCCGCCATTGAAACCCTTTCATCCTACAAATAAATTTCCTGATGAAGGTTGTGGGATTATAGATCCAATTTTTAAGAAAGGAGCAGAAGAATTAAAAAATTGGGGTCCAGCGGAATTTACAATTGGACGACACTAAAAAATTGATTTAAATATTTTTTAACAAAGTATTACAAAAAAGTATGTCTTTTCAAAGGGGAAATAACACAGAATATAATGGAATGTCTTTTTCTTTGGCATGGTTTGATCATAAAACACAAATTTGGAAAACATATTATCGTAAATTTAATTTATCCCAAGAACACAATAGATTAGTGGGAAAGTATTCTCAAAATCTATATTTTGATGAAAAAATGAATTTGAAAGAAAATTCCTGCAAATTTATGATCTATACAGTTCCATCCGATACAAATTATACAAAAATTTTTAAGGGTTTTGAAGAAAATAATCTAGATTTTATTTTATTCAAAGATATCTTTGTTTTAGACAGTCAACAGTGGAAAATATATTCTCCAAATTTGAAATACTTTAAGCAGAGTTATGTTCGTTTGCGTGGTGAAAAAGGTGAAAATCCTCTTCCCACAGATAATCAGTTACAGATAAAAATTTATGATCCATATCATGGAAGAGGCGAAAATGAACAATTAAAAAACATACGACATCACCTTCCGCATCTCGGTGATGACGAGGGAGTTTTGGGGATCACCCTTCCAACTTTTCAAATTCCAGTCAAAAATATTCCAGATTGGTGTATTGTTGAAAAAGAGAAAGGGGATTAAAATTGATTTAAAAATAATAGAATATTTTTTATTATAATATGAGTTGTCCATTTGCAAATGTTCCCTTTCAGGAATCAAACGAAGTTACCGAAAGTCAAAAGGTTTCATATAAAATATACGATATGGAGGCTGAGATTTTAAAAACTACACAAAGGCTTGAAAAATTAAGAGAAGCTCGCCGTCTTTTGGAGGTAGAAGATGAGATGAAAAGACTAGGTACGATTGAAAATGTTGAGAAGGAATTTAATAAAATTTATGGCGAAGGATATCGCCCAAATCGGCAACTAACATGTTTAAAACCACTTCTTACAAGTATTGTATATACTTTGAAGGATTTTGATAATCGTCTTAAACAAGGTAGAATTCACGTTCATGATGAAAATGTACCATTAAAATTCACAAAACTTCCTGAAGGGCGTCTCCCACGACGACGCTCTGCCCCCGAAAGTCGCCCCCCACCTCAGTGTGAGGGCGATTGTCCTTCAGACGAGATGGACAAGATGTGGGCGGCGAATTCGACTGAATTTGAAATTGGTGATGAAAAATTGGTTGCGGAAGTTTTGAGTGGTTTTGCTGAAGTTCCTGACAGTCGGGTAGAATTTAATCCAGCAGATGGTAGTACTTATTGCTCTGACAAAACCCATGATAGTTTTACATTTTCTACAAAACTCGATTAAGCCTCCCCGCGCTCCACCACTTCTCCCCTTGGGTCACACTTTCCATGTATTCTATAAACATATTTTGGTCTAAAACCTTCTTTCTTCTTTGGTCTCGCCCTTTTCTTCTTTTTTGCTTTTTTGTAGAATGACCCAGGTAATTTTAAAAGCTTCTTGTTATTACTATTTATTTTACAAATACAACTCCCCGAATCACATAAAAAACCAGTTTTATCATCATAAAGATACTTACATCTTTCCTTACAACCAAAACGGGCGGCTACTCTATCTCTTTGTTTTATTAACTCTTTTGGATTCCACCTTTGGCATTTACCCACAAACCCAGATCTTTGGTTACCTCTCACCCCCCGAAAACCTTTACCCTGTGAAGCAAGTCCATAACTTTTGGCTACACCAGAAAGTTTTTTGTCCAGATTTTTTGAGTGCGAATTAGATTTATTAATGCTGTCAACGGCCTCAGTTTGCAACTGGGCAACCTTTTGCATGGTCTCTTTCATTGCAATAGTACTCAGTTGCTCGGCAGCAGCTTTCGCCTCTTCCGCGATGCCACCAGTTCCAAGAGCTTTTGCACGTTCCCCCGAGTCAGCATCGGGTGATTCCGCTGATTTATTTTCGTCTTCAGTTTTCCTGGTTTTATCAACGCTCTCCGAGAGATTCTTGAGGGCAGCCTTCTCCATTTCCTGTCCGGTTTCTCCATCTATAGATTCCACCATCCGTCCAAGGGCGCTTGATTCAGTTGCTTTTTTTTGTTCAGTTTGAGTTTTTGCGGAAAGTGCCGCTTCCCTATCATGTTTAAGTTCTGCTTCTGCAGCTTTTTGAATTTTCTGTTTTTCTTCAGCCTGGTCCATTGCTCCTCCAGGTTTTGATAGTTCCTTTTGTGTTTCCAGCGCTTTGTCTCTGATTTGCGCCTGTTTTTTAATCGCATCTTCTCGTATACTATTTTGCAAATCTTTTTCCGCTTTAATATCCCCCTCATCCTTCTGCTCCGCCGCCCCAGTTTCATCATTTATTTTTACTTCCATTCCTTCCTGAAAACCAGATATGGTATAATTAAAAAGACAATAGAATATTAGAAATATCAAAAAAATGGCTAATTTATTGTTAAATATAAAATTCATTATATATAACAATAGAAAAAATTGAAAATATTTTATCCCAGATAATAGTGTAAAAATGAAGGTATTATGTTTTGATACGGAGACAACTGGTCTATGGAAAAATCCGAAAGCACTAATTACAGATGATAAAAATTGGCCATATATTATACAATTGGCTTGGATTTTATTAGATATGGAGACTGGAAGAGTTATTTCTTCAAATTCATTTATAATAAAATTGGTAAATGACCAAAAGATTCCTGCAGAAAGTACCAAAATACATGGAATAACAAATGAAGATATGGATTTATATGGGATAGATATAAAAGATGTTTTTGTAAAATTTTTGAAGGATTTGGATGAAACAACCTATTTGGTTGCCCATAATTTAAACTTTGATCAGAAAATTTTAAGGGTTGAATTATATCGCAATAAGTTTTTCAAATATGTAAATGGTAATAATTGTATAAAATATTGTACAATGAAAACCGCTCAAAAATTATATAGGTTCAGAAGTGTTAAAACAGGTAGAGTGGTAAAAAAGTATCCTAAATTGAAAGAACTACATTCATTTTTATTTCACGATAAATTGAATGAAGACTTATTGCACGATGCATTGGCAGATACTTTAGTTTGTTTGCGCTGTTTTTACAAAATGGTAACGAATAAAGATATAAAAGATTCCAATCAAAATTTAGATAAGATTAGCCATGTTTTTAAAGTAGAAGACAAATGCTAATAAGCGCTAATAAAACTCCAAACATTTCCTTTTTATTTAATTTTTCATTGTATAATACGAAACCCATGAGGGTTATAGATACAAGCGCCAACATTCCAGTAATTGCAGCAGCTGTTGCGATTTTTTTCGTTTTAAACAATTCTGCGAATGATAAAGCGTATATTAAATAAAATATTAAGGAAATAAATAGATTATTTTTAGAATTATTTAAACTATATTTTTTTAAATAATTAATCGCAAAAGCTTCAGAAGCAACAACGGCAGCAACAATTAACCAAAACATATATATTATATCAATATAATATAAATGCGTTCAAAAAGAAATCGTCACAAAAGTCGGAGAAAACGTGGGAGAGGAGCAAATAAAAAAATGCTGCATAAAAGAAAAACAAGGCGGGGTCGGCGAGAGCAGCGACTGGAGCGACACCTGCGGCGGCATGGCCACCTTCCACCCCGGCGCCCGCTGCCCGAGTTCCTCGTGTACGAGGACGGCGAATTCTTTCGACGTTCCACCGACACGTGGCAGCCGCCGCCCGAGGAGGAAGAACGGCCCGGCTGGGTTCACCGTCAGCGCGCGCTTGCTTTCCCGCGCGGTCCGCGCGTGCCATCATTCTTGAACCGCCGACCACTCCGGGTGGTCATGCCGATGCCGCCGCCGACGCCGCTTCCCACAGGGTGGAGGGAGGTGCAGGACGCGGAAGGGGCGACATATTACTGGAACACGATAACAAACGCCACGCAGTGGCGGCGACCTTCACCTCCGTGGCGATCCCTCCCAGCTACAGGAACAATGGCGGCGGCTGCCCCTTCCGCCGCAGTGGCTCCCGCCGCAGTGGCTCCCGCCGCCATTGCCCCGTTCAACCGCCTCAAATTTTATCGGCTAATCCAAAGAGGACTAAATGAGGGGGAGGAGGGTGTTGAGGCAAGAAAAAAGCTTGCTACTCGTCTGCACGAGCTGAGAGTGATTGAACGTAACCCGGACGGCTCGGACCTCAATCTAACTCAGAAAAACGTGCGGGCGCTGATGAAGGTGTGGGGCCAGCAGGGCCGTCAAGGCGCGCAAGGGATTCAAGCCAGTCAACTTCCAAATATGTTGTCCGGGTGGCGCTTTGAGGTGGAAGAGGAGGAAGACGAGGACGACGAGGGACAAGACGGCGGCTCAAGAAGGCGTCATAAAAGACGCAGAAAAACCCGGCGCCGTCGCAGATCACGGCGGCGCAGAAGAGGTGGAAAGTCGCCCCCACCAGGTTCAAAATCAAAATCAGAAGCTGTATACCCCCCGGTACCACCCAAAACACATGCGACACGCTCTCAAACTAAAAAGAAACGTGAAGATGGTGGAGGTTCCTCCGGATTATCATTGATGCAAATGGCAATGGCAAAGGCAAGGAGAAAACGTTTTCAAAGGATGGCTAATAGTAAAAAACAAGAAGATCGTGGTGCTGCCGGCGGACGCCGCCGTTCGCGCCGGCGCTAAGAACCGCAACTTAAACACTCAGGTTCTTTTTTAGTTGGTTCAATAGTAAATTGCTGTGGAGCAGCTTTAGCTCTTGTTCTAAGATAATACATTCCTGTTTTCAACCCTTGCTTCCAACCAAAGAAATGAATAGCGGTAAGAACTTTATAATTGGGATTAGCAACCCATAAATTCAAACTTTGACTTTGATCAATATAAGCTCCTCTGTCTCTGGACATTTCAAGTATATGTTTCATAGGCATTTCCCAAACGATTTTATATTTATCACGAATGTGTTGAGGTATTTCCTTGATATGTTGTATACTCCCTTGATGTTTAATAATAGAATTTTTCATTTCTGTTGACCAAATTCCCATATCAATAAGTTCCTTCTGCATATATTTATTAACGCAAACAAATTCCCCAGCTAGTGTTCTTCTGACATATATAAGACTAGTAAAAGGTTCAAAACATTCATTATTTCCCAATATTTGAGATGTAGATGCGGTAGGCATTGGCGCAACAAGTAAAGAGTTTCTAAGTCCGTATTCTTTGATTTTATTTTTAAGTATTCTCCAATTATAATGCTTGCTAGGATGAATATCCCACAAATCAAATTGTAATATACCTTTACTGGCAGGAGATCCCTTGAATGAACTATATGCTCCACTTAATTTGTTATCTAAATTATCCATTTCGGCTTTAATAGGATGAACATCGTCCAATAATTCTCTAATAGTTTCACGATAACCAGGTGATCCATCAAGAATATATTCACGACAATCTTTCTTCTTTTCCAAAAATTTCCAGTGTTTTTTTATTTTTCTAAGTTTTTCCATATTTTCATATCTAGATTGTGCTATTTCACAACTTTTTTCTAATGCAGCATGATATATTGTTTCAAAAATTTTAATATTGATTTCTTTTGCTTCTTCTGAATGAAATGGTATATTCATTTTTGCAAAAGTATCAGCTAATCCTTGAACGCCAATTCCAATAGGACGATGCAAAAAATTACTAAGTTTTGTTTTAGGTGTTGGATAAAAATTAATATCAATTACTTTATTAAGATTTTCGGTAATGACCTTAACAACATTATGAAGTTCTTCATAATTGTAATTTTTTTCTTCATCTACAAACATTGCGAGTCCAACACTGGCAAGATTACATACTGCAGTTTGTTCTTCGTTGGAGTATTCAATTATTTCTGTACAAAGGTTCGAAGACTTAATAGTTCCTAGATTTTTTTGATTAGATTTTTGATTACAAGCATCTTTATATAACATATATGGTGTTCCAGTTTCCATTTGACTATCTAAAATTTTAAACCATAATTTTCTGGCACTTATAGTTTTTTTAACAAGTTTTTCTTTTTCATATTTTAGGTATAATTTTTCAAATTCTTCTCCGTAACAATCCGAAAGTCCTGGACATTGATCGGGGCAAAGTAATGTCCAATCAGCGTCGGCGTGAACTCTTTTCATGAACAAATCAGGTATCCATAAAGCATAAAAAAGATCTCTAGCTCTTTGTTCTTCATCGCCGTGATTTTTTTTCATTTCTAAAAAACTTTCAATATCAGAGTGCCAAGGTTCAAGATAGACAGCAAAACTTCCGTTTCGTCTTCCTCCGCCTTGATCAACATATCGTGCTGTTCCATTATATACTTTTAACATAGGAACGATTCCATTACTAGTTCCGTTGGTTCCTCGTATATGACTTCCTCTTCCTCGTATATTATGAATATGTAACCCAATGCCACCCGCCCACTTTGATATTTCGGCGCAATCAGATAAAGTTCTATAAATTCCTCCAATACTATCCTTTTCCATTGCAAGTAAATAACATGAGCTACATTGGGGTCTTGGCGTTCCAGCATTAAATAATGTGGGTGTTGCGTGTGTAAAATATTTTTTGGACATTAGATCATATGTGGTTTTTACCTTATCCATGTCATTGCCATGAATTCCAATAGCAACGCGCATCCACATATGTTGTGGACGCTCAACAATTTCTCCATTAATTTTCATAAGATATGCCCTTTCAAGTGTTTTCCATCCAAAATAATCAATTGAGAAATCTCTATCATAATCTATGTAAGATTGTATTTTTTGAGCATTTTCCGAAACTACTTTATAAAGTTCATCACTAATGAGCTGTGATTTTTTTCCGTGAACGTCAGTAAATTTATGTAATTTTTCCACTATTTTCAAATAATTTTCCTCTGTTTTTTTTTGATGATTTGAAATAAGTATTCTACCAGCAAGAATAAAATGATCAAAATGTTCAGCAGCCAATGATGAGCATTGTTGTGCCAAAAGTTCATCAATCTGCGCTGTGCTAATTCCATTAAATAGTTGATCAACAACTTTGATAACAATATTGGAATAATTAACATTTAATTTATATTTGAAACGTTTGTCATATATTCCCAAATTTTTAATACGATTAAGAATTTTATCAAATAAAACGGGAACTACTTTACCACTTCTTTTAATAACATGCATTTCAATATTATTATCCATAATAAAGTAATATATGGGTTAATTTTAAATTAAAATATGACTTATATTTATAGATGGCTCGTCGTGTTTCACTTTTTATGAATTGTATATTGATAGGGTTGGCGGTTTTAGGGATTTTATTAATTTTATCGGGACATAACCAAACATTTTTAAATAAAGAAGGATTTGTAAATATAGGTGATATTTCGCCGGGTGATTATCCCGGAGAGAATGGATTATTGGGGAGTAGTTATCCACTATTAAAAACAAAAAAATGCGGTTTATCTTCAAACGGTGTTTGCAGTCGCTGTTCGTTTGAAAAGAAAGTAAAGATGGGTGTTTATGATCAGGTTACGAACAATGATTTATATAAAGATACAGTAAATAATGGTTCAACATTTCCAAGCGAAATGACGTTTTATGGTGCGAGAAAATCGCCAGCACAAAGAGCTCCATATAAAATCGGGAGGGGTCTGAGGGTAAATAAATGGAAATCCGTTAAAAATTGGAAACCACTATTTTGTTAATTAAAACTTCCATATTTAATATTTCTTAAACAAATTTGGTATATTTTTGCATGAAAATTACAAGGATCGGTTTTCTTTTTTATTTTCTTATTTTTTTCAAGACATTTAATATAATTAATATTAATTGTGTTGCATGGATTTTTTTTATTTGGCATTAATAATTATTTATCTTATTTTTTAAGTTAATTTGGTTCAACAATTTGTGAATGATCAAATGATTCTGTTCGAACTTTAATTACAATATTTTTCAGATTAGGATCGGATTTCTTTTTAATTCTTTTTTTTGGTTTTCTGTGTTCATATCCAGCAACTCTTTCTTTCAAAATGATATCCCAAAATGTTTTAAATTGTTCCTTAACTGAGTTAAACCATTGTTTATTTCTAAGAACAAGAACACAAGAATGTTCATCTAACCACCAAAATATATTTCTTACCCAAGTTAAATTATTATTTTCTTCCATACAATTGTCATACCATTTTTCATATTGTTTTTTAGAACATTGAAATGGTGCATATTTATATAATGGACCATTTTGTGTATAAAAACATACAATAATTCCCTTCGCCTTTCCTTCTTTTGTAAAGGTAAATGATCCATCATCATCAAAATCTTTTTCTGTTGGATATTCTTTAAATCGCGTTTCAAGAAAATCACATTCATCAAGATCACAACATTCCATTTGCATTTGCATTTGTATCCAATATTCTTTTTTTGGTCTTCCATCTATTACTCTGTTTACAATATTTTTGATTTCTAACAATCTTCCAAATCTAGAATTATTTTTTTTAATATTGATTCCATCGGGCGATGCTGCAAGATGTTCAATTGTTTTATGTTTTATACAGCCAAATTCACCTATTTTTGTATTATACATTTTTTCATAAAATATGGTTGAAAGAGGTTCATATTTATGCCCGTGATGAAAAGGCGAATTAATATTCACTCTTTTTTTTTTCGCGAGGTTAATTGGTTCGCATTTATTTATTATTAATTCATTTTGTTTACATTGAGAACTTTCAAGAGCTTTCCAAATAGAACTAGCGGTAAGATGGTTCCATCTGAAATTATACCAAGCATCTTCTTTTTGTGCAGGTTGTGGAACATTTTGAAGATAAGTAAGTTGCATTGTTAATTTTTCCAAATCGGGAGGAACAATAATAATAGATGTTGGATATGATCTAATTATTCCAACGGTTTGAAAATATGTAGTTATATTTTCAGAAATTAATTCAGAAAGATCTTCTACGAGAGTAGAATTATAACAATTCGTAATTATCTCAAAGACTGCACTATGAATAATACCCTCATATTTCGGATTAGAAATAATTTGCAAATTATTATTCATATAATCATGGATAATTGATAATATAAATTCTCCAAATTCTATAATATCAATTGTTTCTAATTCATCGACTGCAAATTCTGGCATTAAATATATATAATATTAATCTTTTAAATGTTTATCAATTTTATTAGTCTTGTTTTTTATTTTTCGGTTCTTTTTCTCTGACTTCTTTCTATCTGGCGATCTCCTTCTATCAGATTTTTTTTTCTTTCTATCAGATTTTTTCTTTGTTTTTCCCCTTGTAGAATTTTTTGGAGCTAGATTTCTTAATGTAGAACCCTTTTTATCAATTTTTCTTAGAATAAATTTTCTATTTTTTTCATTAAATGTTAGACCTGGAATATCTTTAATTTCTCCCGTCTTAATTTCGTAAATAACATCTTTTATTCTTTGAAGTTTTTTCCGTTCTAAACAAGTTCTCATATATTTTTTCAGATCTTTTTTCTCTAATTCTGTCATTTTAAATTTTTCATAGAAATTTTCAATATAAGTATATATTTTTTTAAGTTTTGTGCTTTTTTCTAGTTTACTCCACGGTTTAATATTTTTTTTCTTATTTTGTTCTTGTTCAAGATACTTATCAATATTTTCAGTGCCCCCCCTTTGTGAATCAATATTAGAATTCCTTTTCAATAACATTGATTGATAATTGATATTTTTTAATTGAATACATTCATCCTTATTTTTTTCTTTTTTGGTAGGCATTATATTAATATATAATGAAACGTTTATATCTTTTTATTATAGACTTAAAAGAGTTTTACCTATAAACTGTGGAATAACTAGTGACTTAGACCCCGCGCGCCCGCCTACGGCGCGAACGACGGCGGCGACGGCGACGACGACGAGTTCCGCCCGTCGTCTTCCTTGCGGATTTTGGACGCTTCGTTTGCCCTGCCGCTGGTGCTGCCTTTCCTTTGCCTGGTGCTGCCTTTCCTTTGCCTGGTGCTGCTGGGTTTGCGTTGTCGTCAGCTGGGTTTGGAAATGGTGCTGGTGGGGGTGGAGGTGGTGCTGGGACCCTCACGCCCGGTCCGACGACGATGTGGCTGAGAGGCCCCGTACCGGCGCCACGGCGACGTCTCCTTCGCCCACGAGTACGGCGTCTTCTGCCGCGACGTGATTTTCTTCGTTTTTTGTGCGTTTTTCTTTTCATATAATATAATATTATATAATTAAAAATGAAGAAAATAATTAGTCTAAAAAAGAAAACAATTAAAAGAAAAAAAACTTTTGATCTAAGTTTTAACCATCAAAATTTTATTAATCAGTTATATTTAAACGAAGATTTTCCTGAGAAAAATACAATATTAAAGGAACTGAAAAAAAAGCTCCATAGCTATTTGGCGCAGGATAAGAAAAAGAGTCGCCCATATGATGCAGAAAAATATATAAATATGGAAGAGCTCCTGCCGCTATTGGTTGCAAGCAAACTTCGTTGTCATTATTGTAAATATAATGTAATGCTGCTTTATAATAATATTCGCGAACCTTTGCAATGGACCTTAGATCGTATAGATAATGGTAAACCCCATAATACAGACAATGTTGTAATAGCATGTTTAAAATGTAATTTAGAACGTAGACGAAGAAGTGATAAAAAATTTTTAATGAGCAAACAAATGAAAATAAAAAAAATAACTTAAAAAAAACGGCGAAATTATATTATAATGGCACAACCACCACCACCACCACAGCAGCAAGGACCTCGTCTTGTTGACGTTGAGGTTAATAGTGAGAATTCAGCATTAAATTTATTGGTTTCATTCCTAGGATTGGCACAGAGACGAGGAGCCTTTGGTCTGGATGAAGCAGCGAAGATTTTTGAATGTGTAAAGGTTTTTCAAAAGCCAGCTCTTCCAACAGAAAACCAAATTTTAACACCAGTTGACGAATGTTGTCAACCGTGCGAAGAAGGCGCGTGTTGCGAAGGTGTCGTGTGTCCTACCGACTGCCCTACGGATTGTTGCGCTGAAAGTGCAGAAGCCTCTGATTAAAGAAGAAAGAGGCATCTCTTCTTATAGCCCAATAATGTGGAGTAACCTTATGATTAACAATTTTTGTTGCTTTAAAATACTGATCCAACCACAAATGAATCTTTAACATATCTTTTGGTAAAGCCAAAAGGTTTGTTATGAATCAATTTTTAAATTCCGCGAGCAAAAGCTAACACGTGTTTCGTAGTGAGTCCAGACCTGTATACTCTCATATATCTTCCACACCAATCATAAGTCTTCGAGATTTGGCGGTTCATGGTGGCGCCGAAGGTTGGTCCCAGGTTGCCAGGATTAAAATCTGCTGAAGTAAAACGGTCACGTAAAAACCATCCTTTGGCGGGATCGAATGTGGTATAAAAATCTATGTATTCGGTGGGACCTAGACCATAAGAAAGGCCATCAAAGACGAGTTCTATAAATAAAACAAATTTTTTGGGTGGATATAATAATACATCGGAGTTCACATCATTCCACGATCCGAATGTTTGCTGCGCAGGCAGCCCGTCAAAATCAAAGGTTGAATTTTTGGACAGATCGATCGCGATGAGATCGGATAGGATCGCGTTAGTAGAGCTATCAATAATGCTAATAGTTTCAAGCCAAGGCTGATTTTCGGATGCATCATAAAGATTGTTAGACAAGTCTCCAAGCAGGCTGTTGGTAGTGGTGATGTTGCGGCTTAGATCAACAGTATTTTTGGATAGATCGTTAAGTATATTAATTAAATTTTTAGAATTATCAACAACATTGCCGGATACATCAGCCAATAAATTAATTAAATTTTTAGAATTATCAGAAGTAAGAGTTTCGATAAAAAATGTATTTTTAGAAATATCATTAGAAACAATCCCCAACAAGTCCCTTGTTTGTCCAGTATTATTAGAAATATCTTGAAGATATTGAAGTTCTGCACCGGTCCCCGTTTCTTCTTGTATTTCATTTCCTTCTTCTAGTAATTTTACCATTTCCATTAATAGTTGTGTAGGAAGCCATACCTCATCACTTCCTATTCCAGGTGGTCTAGAATTTTGATAGTCCAATTTTTTATTTAGTAGAAGTAATTCTTTTTCCATATCAGCATTTCCTCCTAATAAAGAAGTCAGAGTGTCATTAATTTTTGTTTGATTTTCTACGGTAGCAGCAGATGAATCCATAAAACGGTTGATATTTGAAAGTGAAGTTTGTGGTGCCCAATCCTCTGATTCTAAAATTGTATTAGTTTTTTGAGAATTTATTAGCATATTTCTTTCAAAATATTGATTATTTGCAGTCATAATAATAATTGATAAAATATTGTGTTTAAATAAACAAAAAAAGAATAGATAATTTATATAAATGTATCGCAAAGAAGAACTAATTTGGGGTAATGGAAAGGATGTAGAAAGAAGTCTAAAACCGGTAAAAGAGGAAATTTCCAAAAATTCTGCAGCGGAATATAACGAGAAAGGTAAATTTGTTATTCCAGATAATGAGATAAATAAGGATGGAAAGATGGACCAATTTTTGAGAGCGAATGCTACAAAGGAAGATTATATGAAAGAGAAACAATTTATTGAAGGTTTTGTTCAAGATAATGATAAAGATTTGGTAAATAGTCGTCTTTCAGAGCGACATTTATTTTCTGATGGTTGCAAAAATCCTTTTATGATAGATTCGGATTATTCAAAAGATATTGATATGGCAAGTAAATATATCAAATTCGGTAAAAAGTAATTAAAAAGTATAGTTTATTTTTTTTAATGACGAGTCAATATTCCACACAAAATCAGCTATTGCTAAACAAATTATTAAAGTTTTATAACAAAGATAATAATTTGTCAAAGATATTGTATATAATAAATGGCGAATCCAAGGTTTCTTTACGTTTAATAGATTGGTTTACAACTAATTATGCAAAGAAGAATTTTATAGTATATCCCATAGATTTGAAAGAGGGTAAGAAGCGTTTCAAGGTTTATGTAGATTATAAATTAAAACTAAAAGCATATTCTAAGCGCAGGTTCGATCCTTTTTGTAGATGGGAACGCATAAATATTCCATATAATAAAGATTGTCAGGTTCAAACAACAATTGGACAATTAAATTTTTTCAAATGGGCTTTAGAGAATAAAATTTTAGATTATATAAGACAAAATTATGAAAAAATAGAAGCAGATATGAATCAAAGAAATTCAACAGCTAGACATAAAGTAGTAGAAAAGAATAAAAAAACACGCAAAAAGAGACAAGAATTATCGGTTTCAGCAACAAAGAGTATAAAAAAGGAGGAGGTTGAGATTATAGTTAAATTCAATTAGAAAAAACCTTTTTTTTCTTCTTTTGGGGGAAAATAAGTTTTTAAATATTTTTCTATTTTTTGTAGAGCGGGCTTACAATCATAATGTGTGCCAATATATATTCCAGATATAAATCCAAAAATAAATTCTAACATATATCTATATGAGATTAGATTTAGCTTATGTAATAGGTTTAATTATTTTTATATTTTTTTGCTATCTCGCGACATATAGGACTATAGAAAGATTTACCATGAAAGGACAAGAAGAATTTATTAAATCTGAATATGAATATTATAAAAAAAGGAAAGAGGATATGGAAAACGGGAGAAAGATGTCTATAAAATTTCCGGAAATGGATCGTTTCTATAGATATGAGAAGATTCGCCCTTTGGGTGAACAGTTAGTTTTAGATGTTATGACAGAGGGGGGGGGTCCAGGTAAGGATAATGCAGTTTCTCGTTTATCAGACAAATGCGCTAGTATAAAAGATTGTGCGGGAATAAAAAATACAAGTTTGGATAAAGGGTGTGGTTATTGTCCAGGATCCAACAGTTTTATGATGGGTAATGCGAAAGGTCCTCTGACAAGTACATGTAAAAGCGGTTGGTCTTGGACACCTGGTGTATGTCAAAAGAATAAAGAAAAGGGATTATGTAGTAAATTAACAAGTTGTTTAGGGATGGTTACAGATGGTCCAACAAGTGTATGTGGTTGGTGTAAGACGTCAAATAAAGCCTATGTTACAACTAAAGGTAAGGGTAATACATTAATGCCTAAATATCCCGATGAAAAATGTGATCAGATGATTGCTCCGGGTAAATGTACAGGAGCAGACGTTGGTGGTCCGTGTGCTGATGGTAATTTTAATAAAGGTCCGCATAGTACTGAATGTTTAAGAAAATTATGGAAAGATTCGGGTTGTAGTGCAACTTCGGATATTGCAGCAAAAATGGGCGATTTAACAAATGCTCGTGTAAAACAATGGAATAGTCAGGCTGGTCAAAAAGTATATCTTGATATGAAAAAATTAAAAGAGGAGGCGGATAAATGTGATCGTGCTTCTTATGCATTATGTTATGGAAAAGGTGCTGGAACCGCTGCATTTGAACCAGGTGGTAAATGTCACAAACAGGTGACGGGACCAGATGCTGTTAGATCTAAGGTGGCTGCGGCGAAATCAGTTGCAAACGCGGCAAAAACAAAAGCTCTTCTCAAAGCGAGAGAAGCGGGGGAAGTCCAAAAGGCAGCACAAATTCAATTAGGTAATAAATTAAAAGCTTTAACATGTTCTGGTGATGATTTATGGAGACAGGGTGATGGAACAGGTTTATATGTTGATCAGAGAATTAGAGATTGTAAAAAAAAGTAATAATATATTATATATGAAATTAAATAAAGATTTGTGTTATACTATAGGAATTATTGTTGCAATAGGTTTAGGATTATGTGCATTTTTAAAATCAAATACAGAAAATTTTGCCGTTATTAAATCAAATCATGATAATTCTCCACCATGGAAGATAGATGTTGATGAAGATACAAAGGGTTTACAATTTATTTATCAAGGAAATTTGACGGGAGATGGTAAGAAGGTAATGGCGCTTAAAATTTCCAAAGATGGTGATTTAACCGTTCATCGCGGTTTAACTTTTGAAAAGCCAATTGATGGAAGTTGGAAGATTTCTCCTGATAAAAATAATTCATTAATATTAGCAAATAAGGAAGGTGGTGGAATGAAATTATCTTCTCGCGGTTCTATTCTGCCCTTAAAATATGAGGGTGGTGGTCCAATAGATTATTCGCAATTATGTATGAAAGAAGATGGTACAGGAAAAGTTTACGGAGGAAATTGTGAAAATAAATAAACTTTTAGAAAAGTTTTATCTAAAAGTTTATATATGAATCTAGAAAAATTAACTACAAATTGCTTATGTGTATCGGTTTTTTTGTTTTTGTTTGTTTTTTTACTATTTAAAAGAACGAGAGAAGGTGTTGAGGCAGGATCTGATGAGATTAGTATAGGAAAAAATTGGAAAATAAAACCAGTCCTTCCAAATGATGAACAAATGAAAAAATTACAACAATCAGGAGAAAAAATAAATCCCAAGACTACCCCCAAGAATTTGGCATTTTTGTTTAGTCCAAAGGAGGGTGCTGAATGGAAGGAGATATATAGAATGTATCCTAGCGGCATAATGGAGGGAAAAGAATTTAAAAAGATGAAAGCTGGAAAATAATTTAGCTTTATATATATAATGCGTAAAAATGATAAAGCTTTGTTTATTGCAGTAATGGCTTTTATATTGGCTTTATTTGCTTATTTTAGAAGTAATACGGTTGAAGGCTTGGTTCCCGGATTTGAAAAAGCTATGCAAAGTAACTGGAAGGTGCAAAACGTTAGTGAGGGGGTGGACGATATAATTTTTAATTATAAGAATGCTATAAAATTTGCATTTAAACCAGATGGAACACTTGAATGCAAAGATATAAAATTAACAGGTAATCTTGATTGTAATCATGTTAAATCAGAGCAGGGCTTAGAATCTCCTGCTGGTAAAGTTTCAGCAAATACATTGCTTGTAAAGGATGAAAGTCGCCTTAATAATTGGAGGGTAAAAGCAGATAGGATTGGTATTGCAGGTAAAGCAGATTTATGGATGGGAAATGATAAATGGATGCGATTAGTAGAGTATGACAGTGCGAAATATGCTGGAACCGTAGGAAAAGGTGGTTTTGCGAGTTTTAATTTGTGGACAGATGCAGCTAAACGTGGAAGAATATATACGGTTGGTTATGGTGGTCCAGGAACACCTCTTCTTCCTCATGGTCCGCACGGGGTCATTCGTTTATAAAATATTAAATTCTGTGTAAATATTATATTAAGTCAATGGTAGATAATACAGAACTGTGTTTATTTTTTTTAATTATTGGATTACTTTTAGCATCTTTATTGCGAAAACCAACCATTGAGGGGCAAGAAACAATGGAAAAGGTAGCGCCAAAGGAAGGAGGAGAGGAAGGGGCACCTCCAAAGGGAGGTGGAGGTGCCGAATTTAAGAAAATGGATAAAAATACTGTATGTTTTCAAGGAACAAATATTGAAGATCAGGCCGAATGCGATAGAGCTGTAAAAATGTTAAAATTAAAGGAAGGTGAAAGCATAACTGTAGAAGATGGTAATATGCCTCCTGGTTGTAGCTATAGAACAAATGAAGGCGGAACAAATATAAAACAATGGAATACCTCAAAATCGGGTGGTCCTGCAGAACATTTAGAACCAATTTGTTATTCTGGAAAATCAAAACAATCGGGGGCTGGTTTTACGATGGATGCACGAAGTGCTGGGGCATTAAAGCCTGCTCACGATAAATTACACGCCCAATTACATGCTGCCGAGAAAGCAGCCGCGGCTGATGCCAAAAAAGAGAAGGCTGTTAAATTGGGGCAAACGTGGTTGGCGTCCTTGGGAAAGGAAAATTCTTTAGAATTTTTAAAGAAAGGAGATCCGGCTGGAAGTATTGTACCCAAAGGTGGAATTATAATGTTTTCTGGAGAAAAACCGCCGCCTGGTTGGGCTTTATGTGATGGAGCAAATGGTACTCCAGATTTGCAAGATAGATTTATTATGGGATCTGGTAAAGAACCTCCAGGTACAGAGGGTGGATCTCCTAGAATTACCATTGCAAATGTTCCAAAACATGCTCACGGAACAATAGGCGGCTGGTCTACACATTTGGTTGGAACAGTTGGTGGAATGAGCAGTGCAGCTGGAGAATGGAAAAAACTTCAAATAAGAGGTAGTGGTGAGGGGAAAGAAGATTGGTCAAAAAGTAAAGATGTAGGTAATGATGCGGAATATTATCCTCCTTACTATCGTTTAGCTTTTATTATCAAATTATAATTTCTATAAATAATATATGAATCAGAATATATTATTTTTATTATTTTTATTATTATTGGGTACATTACAAATTAGAGAAGGATTTAGAGAGGGTCAAATTCATCCGAAAGTATCTCAAAAACAACTTAATTCTTGTAAAGCTGCAAAAAGTATGTGGGATAAACGAAAACAGAATACAATATTTATAACAATGGCAACTAAGCTTGGAATGCTTTGCATGCTCCCGCCGTGTGGGGGAAATCAAACCAATGACTGGACCTGCCAACCTCCTCCACCAAAAAAAAAATCAACGGAGAAGCATAGAAAATCTTGTGACTCCGCAAGAGCTATGTGGAATAGGCGAATTGGAAATAAGGCAATGGAAAGTGCGGCACTAATGGTAGGAAAACATTGTATGTCCCCCCCGTGTAGTGGGGGTCCTATGAATGATTGGAGGTGTCAAGATGGTCCAAAACCCAAAAATCCTCCTCCTTCAAAATCAACCAAAGAGCAACGCACATCATGCAAAGCTGCTAGAGGTATGTGGGCTAAGAGGAACGAGATGAAGGGCAGTGGACGCATCATGCTACAAACCATGGCTTTGAGGGTGGGTGGTCCTTGTATGGCGAAGGGGTGCGAGGGAAATGCCCAGAATAATTGGACATGTCAGGATAGGCCACCTCCACCGCCACCACCGCCCGCAAAGTCAACTGCTGGGCAAAGAAAATCTTGTAAAGCAGCAAAAATTTTATGGGAAAAACGAAATATGAAGGGCGCTTTGGGCATGGCTATGAGAACAAAGGCAATGCAGATCGGGTTAGCGTGCAACATGAAACCTTGTCGTGGAGGTCCAGCAAATGATTGGAAATGTCAGGATGAGCCAGTCAAGGAAGGAATGACATCCCTGCCGGATTGTTCTGATAAAGAACTAGAAGAAATAACAAGACTGGAAAATAGATTAAAAGCCGCAAAAAACAGATGTAAAAATAATTCTGCTTTTCCACCTGGTGACGAACAGCAGGGCATGTCGGGATTTAGAGGAATGCGAGAAGGGTTTAGAGAAGGGCAAACAGCGGAAGAACGCGCTGAAGCAGCGGCGGCTGCCCGCCGCCAGTGGCAGGCAAATCAACGAGCAGCCGCGAACGCACGGGCAGCCCAGGCAGCGGCGGCGCGGCGGCAACAGGCGCAGTTAGCGGCACAAGCGCGGGCAGAAGCAGCGCGGCAGGCGGCGGCGGCGCGAGCGGAAACATATAGGCGCGCCCAACTTGCTGAGAGTAATCGGCGTGCTCGCTTTCGGCAGCGCGAAATCCGCCTTGACACCGACGCTAGACGTGCACCCAAGGCATCTCCCGATCAACTATCTTCTTGCGCCGCTGCGGCTGCCGCGTGTTCGAAGAGCTGCACACAATTAGAAGCGGGCGCAATTGCGCGCGGTGTGGGGCGGCGGTGCACAGAGGCGCCATGTTATGGGGGTCCACAAAATAATTGGAAGTGTATAACAAGTTTGGATAATACAATGAATGTTGAAGGTCCAACAGGGGAACAACAAACTTCTTGTATAGCAGCAAGACAACTTTTTGCAAGGCGAAATGAGGAGGACGGGCAAATGTTGCTTGCAAGGGCGATGAGTGTAGGAAGGGCTTGTAATGCTTGTGGAGGAAATCCAGAAAATAATTATACTTGTACAGCTACTCGCCAAGCAGCAGCAAACAAAGCGCGCACGGGTGGTGGTGCTAAAGCATCTTCGGGTGCTACAGCATCTTCGGGGACAGCAGCAAAAGCAGCTGGGGCGGCGCCAGCGCGTTGTACAAAATGTGATGCAGCAACAATTGTTAGAAATTTAGGTGATCAATATAAAAATGATCCTAATGTTTGTAAAACTCGCAAAGATGAGGCACAATGTGCGGATGCTGGGGGATTATGGAATGATGAAAAGCCTTCCAATTCTAAAAAAAAAGAGGGAACTGGGGATTGGAAGGTAGAAATTGATGAAAAAAGTGGCGATTTAGTATTTAATCATAAAGGGCAGACAAAATCTAAACTAACAAAAACCGGCGAATGGTCTTCAGATTCGCGAAAATGCGGAACCTGGAATATTAGGGCTGATCGCATAGGAATTCCAGGGCGTGGTGATATCCACCTTCATACCGATGGATGGCAGAGAGTAGTTACATATGACGCACCATATAATAAATATAACCAGGGGGGATTTGCAGGGCGTGAATTATGGTACGGCGGAAGTGCAGGAGGAAAAATGATGTCTGGTAAATAATTTCTAAATTAATAATATATGAAAAAAAATACATTATTAGTTTTAATATTTTTTGTATTTTTATTATGTTGTAATTTTTTAAAAAATACAATACGAGAGGGTCAGGTTTCTGGAACAGTAATAGATACAAAGGGTGGTTCTGCAGGTAAAACTCCTTGGAAAGTTGGTGTAGATACAAAGGGTGATTTAGTTTTTTCCTACAATGATAAAGAAATTTCCAAATTAACAAAGGCTGGTGAATGGTCAAGTCCAAGATGTCGGGCTGGTATGTGGAATCTTCGCGATTCAAGAATTGGAATACCTGGTAGAGGTGATATTAATCTTCATACTGATGGTTGGTTTAGAGCTTTAAATTATAATGCTCCAGAACTTACGGCAGGAAGACATAAAGCTGAAGATTATGGTAAAGGAGGATGGGCCGGACGAAATTTGTGGTATGCTGGAAGTTCTGGGGGAAGACTTCATAGAGGTTAAACTATTTAAGTAAAAAACCATAATAATTTTTATATATAATTATTATGTTTCAATGGTTAATGGGAAATACCAAACCAAAATCTAATAAAATAAGTTTTGAAGATATTCAATGGATTTTAGATCGCGATGATGGTAAGTATTTATTAATTAATACATTATCTCAAAATGATCAAAAATGTCTTATAAAAAAAACAATTCCAATTGAAAAGGAAGTTGAGATCATAAATAGTTTTTTAAAAAATAAAGAAATTAATATTCTAATTTATGGAAGAAATACCAATGATACAACTGTATATACAAAATATAATCAATTAATTCAGTTGGGATTTTCAAATGTTTATATCTATTTAGGTGGTTTATTTGAATGGTTATGTTTACAAGATATATATGGTAAAACATCTTTTCCAACACTTGGAGAAGAATTAGATATACTGAAGTATCGTCCCCCACCAGAAATTAATAAAAATTACTATATTGCAGATAAATAAAAATAATAATATATATATGAAAAAAATATATATATTATTGATAAGTGTAATAATTCTATTATTAATAGATGGAATAACCTTGAAATTTTTTATTAAAGAAAGCCCAATTCACGGATTAGGTGTTTTTTCTACAAAAAATTATCAAATTAATGATAAAGTTTTTGATCAGATGATGGACGAAAATAATGTTCCAAAAGATAAATTTGACTCTCCTATAAGATATATTAATCATTCAAAAAATGGTAATATTCTTATGAAAAGAAGAGTGGATGGAAAATGGGAGGTCCGCGCTATTAAAAAAATTCTGGTTGGCGATGAGATTGTTTCAGATTATGATAAATCTCCACCTTTTGTTTCTGGACCTAAGCCACACTATGTTTAGAAAATAGGCATCCCATCTGCATGGATCCCGCCCGGATACTCTTCATCTGATGGAACTCTTTCTCTTTTTTGTTCTATAAATTGTTTAATTAGAATTGTCCAAGCATTAATAAGTTTATTATCTTCTTGATATTCTTGATTTCCATTCAAAATAAGAATATTTTTTTCGTCTATTAGCCAGTTTTGATGATAATGATGGCATTTTTCAAGATATTCGAGAGGTATTTGTTCTCCTTTGCGATTTCTTTTTTTAACACGTTCAAAACATTTACTTGGTAGAGTTTTGACATAAATAAACCCTTTAATAGGTATATCTTTCATAAATTCATCAAACCACATCAAATATATTTTCATATCTATATCAGATATTAACTCATCATCGTGAAGCATTTTTGCAAAAACTTCACGATCAGTATAGGTGCATCTTTCTGTAATTAATATAGTCCTTGGATTTTTTTTAATATATCCTTTTAGCTGAGCTAATCGTGAGATATACGCCATTATTTGAAATGAAAAGGCATATTTTTTCTGATCTCCGTAAAAATGTTCAAGAATTGTTTTTCCATCTTTATCTTTTATTTCAGTCCAAATATTTACAGGTTCTTGTATAAAAATTACATTATCAAATGTATTTTGTTTTTGCAGTTCATGAATTAAACGTGATTTCCCCGAACCAATATTTCCGTCAATACTATAAATTGCAGCCATTTTGTAAATTATATTAAATTATTATTTAAATCAATTTATTTATCCTAACAATAAAAAATTGAAATAAAAGATTAAATAATAAATATTATAAATATTATGGATTTGAGACAAAACAAATTAACAAAAGACGAATGGGAAGCTCTTGAAGTTCCGGTTAAATCAGAAGAATTAACTATTTTGAAACTGATAAAAGAAGGTTATTCTAATTTGAATATTCGTTACAATGATATACCAAGTTTACTTGATTTTATGAAAATAACAAAAGATATTCCACTATTTCACGGATATTTATATGGCAGGTATTGTAAAGAACAATTTGATAAACTTGTAAAAAAATACAAGTGTGAGAAAATTAAGATGAAATGGAAGGGGAGAATTAAATTAAAAAAGGCTGACATAATTCGCATAGATAATAGTGATACTCGTTTGGGTGATTCGAAGATTTATGAATATCTTCTAATTGACCTTTTAAAGAATTTCTTGCGAAATAAGAAAAAGGGAAAAGAAAAGATGAATTATTATTATTATACACTAATTCATCTTATGAAGAATAGTGTAACTAATTTGAATACATATGTTATTGAGCATATTAAATTTATTTTAAAAAGTTATGAGAAAAAGGTAAGTATTTCTCATTTTATTAAAAATGCCTATAAATATATTGAACAAAATCCTTATCTTGTCCAGTATGCTGATATACAATTATATAATCATCAAAAACGTTTATTTTCATTGTGTAAACGCAAAAATCCCAAATTGATTTTGTATCAAGCTCCGACTGGTACTGGAAAAACAGTATCTCCAGTTGGTTTGGCTGGACATCATAAATTAATTTTTGTGTGTGCGGCTAAACACGTTGGTTTGCAATTTGCAAGGTCATGTATTTCTTTGGAAATCCCAATAGCTGTTGCTTTTGGGTGTAGTGATGCTGGTGATGTGAAATTGCATTATTATTCTGTTACAGATTATGTGAAAAATAGAAGAACTGGTGGAATATTTCGTGTAGATAATTCTGTTGGAGACAAGGTGCAAATAATGGTTTCTGATGTTCAATCTTATCTTTCGGCGATGAGATATATGACAGCTTTTAATGATCGCAAAGATATTATTTTATATTGGGATGAACCAACCATTACCTTAGATTATGAGGATCATCCTTTTCACGAGGTAATGTCAAAAAACTGGAAAGAAAATGTGATTCCTAATATTATTCTATCATCGGCTACTTTGCCAAAAAAGGAAAGAATTATGTCATGTATTCAGTCTTTTAAATCAAATTTCTTGGGAGGTAAGATTTGTGAAATTATTAGTCACGATTGTAAAAAAACTATTCCAATTTTGGATAGAGATTGTAATGTGGTATTGCCTCATTATTTGTTTGACAAATATATAAATTTATCTTTATCCATTGATCATATCAAAAATTACAAGACGTTATTGAGACATTTTGATATGAGGGAGGTGATACAGTTTATAATGTATGTTAATGATAATAAACTTGTTAAAAGAAGATATTTAATAGAACAATATTTTGAAAACATAGAAAGCATTGACATCATTTCATTAAAAGAATACTATTTGGAATTGTTAGAAAATATAAATGATAATTTTGAAAAAATATATAATTATTTTAAACTTCATAGGGAAAAGAGGTTTCCATCAACAATTTATGTAACTACAAAAGATTCTTATACCTTAACCGATGGACCTACAATATTTCTGGCCGATGATGTAGATAAAATTGCTAAATTTTGTATAAAGTCGGCACAAATTCCAGATGAGGTATTGGAAAAAATGTTAGATAATTTTCGTTTCAATGATAAGGTGAAAAGTGCGGTTGCAACCGCAGAAAAGCAATTGGGAAATATCACTGGTGAAGTAAAGAATACCGATGATAAGAGAAAAGATTCTAGATCGGAAAAAGATCCTAGAAAGGCTGAATTAAATAATAAAATTAAGGGTTTATATGCTCAATTAAAACAGGTAAAACTTGATCCTTCTTATGTTCCTAATTCAATTTCTCATAAACGAAAATGGAACAATGAATCGGATAATTCATTTACTTGTGATTTGGATGAGGATATGGTAGAAAAAATTATGTTCTTATCCATAGAAAACACTTGGAAAATGCTTTTAATGATGGGAATTGGAGTTTTCAAGCGCCACGATTGTGTTAAATATACCGAAATTATGAAAGATTTGGCAGATAAACAAAAATTATATTTGATTATTGCATCCTCGGATTATATTTATGGGACAAATTATCAATTTTGTCACGGTTATTTGAGCAAGGACTTGGAAAATATGACACAGGAAAAAACAATTCAAGCATTTGGACGCATTGGTCGTTCAAATGCTCAACAAGATTATAGTATTCGGTTGAGAAGTGATACATTCCTAAATAAATTATTTAAACGTGAGGAAAATAGCCGTGAAGTTGAAAATATGAATAGATTGTTTGGTATTTAATGTCGGCGGCGCGTCCTTCTCCGCCCTCCCTTCTTTTTAATTGATCCTTGATCTTTTAATGACATTTTTTTCATACTTTTTGAAAGACCCGGACTTCCTGGTCCGATCTGGAAATTGCCAAAGGCGGCGGCAAGGTCGGCGGCTCGCGCTTCAGCAGCCGGAGCACCCCAGCCGCCTGGGACGTCGAGACCGGCCTGTTTTGGTGCGCCTGGGGGCGGTGGACGTATCTTGCCGGCGGCGTACGCGGCCGCGGCGCCCGGGATCCACGGCGGCGCCTGCCCCGGCGGGTACCCCGCGCCGGGCGCGGGCGCTGCCGTTTTCGCCCTTCTTGCGCGTAGTTTTTGGCTTCTTGCTCTTTTCTGCCGTGCCCTTTCTTTCTTGGCTGCATTCACTTTACCACGCCCTCTTCTCGTGCGACGTCTTCTGTGACGTCTTCTGCGACGTCTTCTGCGGCGGGAGCGTCTTCTAGTTCTTCTACTCATTTATATATTATAAATAAAAAATTTAATATTTATAATATTTTTAATTTCCTCCGCGAAGCCGAAGTACGAGATGAAGCGTACTCTCCTTTTGAATATTGTAATCTGACATCGTGCGATCATCTTCCAATTGCTTACCTGCGAAGATTAAGCGTTGTTGATCGGGAGGAATACCCTCCTTATCTTGAATCTTAGCTTTCACGTTAGAAATTGTGTCGCTCGGCTCTACATCCAAAGTAATAGTCTTACCAGTCAGTGTCTTAACAAAGATCTGCATTATACTTATACATGAGATATTTTTTTAAATCCTTTAATAGACCAATTTAAAGTTGATTTCTGGGATTTTTTCGTCTGGATTTTTAACGGTTCTAGCAACGAAACCGAAAGGATTTTCAGGATAAAATAATTGTACAGGTGGTCCTTCATTAACTTTATCCGGAACAATCCATGGTCTGTATTTGAGGGTTGGAGTTGTAAGGCGATAAATCAAATACATTGTAAAATATAAAATCAATACTAATTTTGTATATTTTGGGTGTTTTTTCCAAAAATAAATACCCAACGCAAAGGCAGGCACAATCATTAGATAAGAAGCAATAGTTTTTGCCGTTCTAACATTATTTCTGAAATTTTTAATTGGTAGCATATATAATAGCAATAGAACTTTTTTGAATAAGACTTAAACTCTTTTATACATTTTTTCTAAATGACATATGTTTATACGGATGGTGCTTGTAGTAATAATGGAAAAGAATATGCAAGGGCTGGAATAGGTATTTTCTTTGGTGAAGATGATCCAAGAAACATTGCACAAGAATTAAGTGGAAAAAAAACAAATAATATAGCTGAATTAACAGCTATTATTGTTGCTTATCATGTTTTGGAGGATGAAATAGATTTTGGTGAAGAGATAATAATATGTACTGATTCACAATATGCAATGAGATGTTGTACAACATATGGTGAGAAATGTGCGAAGAAGGGTTGGAAAAAGGAAATTCCGAATAAAGAATTAGTAAAACGCGCGTATGAATTATTCAAAGACAAGAAAAATATTAAATTTAAACATGTATTAGCTCATACTGGTTTAAAAGATCGGCATTCTGTTGGAAATGCGGGGGCAGATCATTTGGCGAATATAGCAATTGGTGCAACAGAATGTCCTTATAAAGAAAAGAAAGATTCAAGGCGAATTTATTTGGATGTTCCTTATATTAGAAAAGATGAGGTAAAGAAGTTTGGAGCTCGCTGGGACCCAAAAAAGAAAAAGTGGTATATGATGACAAGTTTACCACAATCAAAAAGAGCGGCCATTTTAAATATTGTCGCAACAATTTAAAGATAAAAATACAATTTAATTAATGGCATTTTTAGTTCAAGGCGATAAAAAAAATGAATGGTGGCTTCCAACCCCAAACCAAAAAGCAGCGATTGCTCCCGTTTATGAAAAATGGTTGAATGGGTTGGGGCAGGGTAGAATGATGTATCCAGGAACAGAAGTTACTGCAAATGCTAGTTTTGATGGATTTACCTATCTTATTTATATGGCAGGTCCAAATTCTTATATTCAGAATATTTCACACAACGATAATCGTAAGAGATTGATACATTTTTTACCAGAGCATAATGGCTCAACAACAGGAGAAACTCCATCAACACTTTGATTATATCGTAATAGTTTTCTCTATTATTTTTGGGGGAACAATTCCCAAATCTAGACATTCTTTTTTTATATGTGCAGATCGGTCATGAATTGTTCTACACAATTCACCATGTTTTCTTACAACAACGCGCCAGTCCCAAAGAAATTGAAACAATTTTTCAGCATATTGTATTTTATACTTAGTTTCTTTTACTCTTGCAACATTCTGAAGTAATATGTGGGTATTATCTATTACATGTTGTGACCTGGACATTGCGCGTGTATTCGGGTAATCTAATGTTATATATTGCCTACATAATGGACAACTATATCCCCACTTATATAGACATTTCTTACAAAAATGATGATTGCATTTTGTGGTATAATCAGCTTTTTTGAAACAAATAGGACATTCAGCCATTTGTGATATTAACGATTTTTTTGTCTTTAATATCTAATCAATTTTTTAACGTCTCTTACGACGAGTTCTTTTGCGGCCACCGTTTCTTCTTCTACCTCCGCCTTCCCACTCATCCTCGGCTACGTCGGGCTCATCTTCTTTACGATCTATTATTGATGTGAGCTTGAGATCGCTCTTTTGTGTGGGCGGAGGCGCACGGCTGCTGGGAACACGCGATGCCACAGGCCGCAGCCCGGTGATGGGCGCACGAATTACATCCTTCTTCCCCTCAACCCACTTCTTGCCCCGCTCCCCCCACTGTTGCTCGCCGGGCGGGTAGTGTCCCCGACCGCTGCTTATTACGTACTCCTCCGTAAGTGGCTTACCATCTGCATTAGCAAAATAAACCTTCTTCTTTTTCTTCTTCTTTTTCTTCTTCTGTCGCTTTTCGAAAAGTGGATTATAATATATTTCTCCTCCGCGTTTTTTTCGCCTAGATTTTTTACGGCGAGTCCCCCGAAGCTGGTTTTCCATGCGTTCATTATATAGATTTTGGTTCCCCGGGAAGCTCTTTTCGTCCTCGTACTGGACCGTATACTTCCCCCCGCTAATCTTGGTGACCCGCGCCGGGTACCACTTACGGCCGACCTGCGCCTCCACCAACTTACCTACAGGGTAACGAACATGTCTTTCTGCCAGCACTTTCGTCATTCCCAGTGTTTGTGGCGAGAGTGGTAGTGAACCGATGTCACCAAGTCCGTGGTCAATGTGTCCGCGGCGCTCCCCCGCGAACCTACCCACGTCGCGCCAAACGCCCGGCCGACCAGCCTGCAGGCGGTTTTTTCGAGTGTAGCGCTTCTTTTTGCGCCTCCTCAGTACCATCGCAGCTGCTTCATTTTCACTCCCCAATTGCAATGCTAGACTGGGGGGTTGAAAAATCAATATATAAAAGCTCCTGATAGTCCAACGATTTGGACGTCTCCAGTATTCTCGCAAAACTTGGTCTATATCATTGCACGGATCTCCCCATGAATTACAATAAAAGATTTCATTTCCGCACTTGAAAAAAGGTATGGCGTGTCCGTACGCAAGACCCACCTGTAAAGTCTTCTCGTCCAAATCTAAATTCACGGGCCTGGCGCCACACCTTCCGAAGCGATCGCACACCTGGTTAAATGCCATGCGCGTGAACGTCTTGCCCTTCATGTCCACGTCGAAAAAGCCGTCGGCGTGCACGTGTTTGATGACACCAGGAAACCACCTGCCCCCCAATGCGTCCGGCGTCTGATTCACCTCGATGGCAGCACCGGGCTCGAACCCTTTGATCTTGTTGGCGCGCACGCCGTCCCAACCTCCAATCCCACCCAATTTGTATTGCGCCCGCCCATGCCGTAGCATCCCAGTGCCCGCCCATTCTATTTCCCACGGTCCTTTGGTATAATTGTAACCTTTATGAATGACCCGCAAGATTCCTCCCCCATCCTCTATATATTCAACCCATGCACCTGACCCCTGTTTCACCCACGCCCACCGGCCATCGCCCCATTCTCTTCGTTTTTTCTGAATAATTTGGTACTTCCGATTATTTTTAAAGAATAATTTATCCCTCTTTTTCATAGACTCAATCACAGCAGTCGACCACTCGCGCCAAGCAGTCCATTCGTTCCCCCTCATCTCCTCCTCTCTTTTAAACGAATATAGTTCTTGTCTACAACTTATCGCCCCACCCCGCACTTTTTCAGGCGCGTTTTGTAAAAATTCTTTGAAATCCTGTATATCTATTTTCGCGCTCGGGGAGATATTCCAATCGGGACTCTCGTTGTCCTTCTTGCGCGGTTCATAGTTCTCCACGGCGGCGGCATATTCTATCATAAAAATCGTATATTTGTCGGCATCCCCGGGCTCGTTCACTTTCCTCCGCCACTTCAGCCAGTCCTCACCTTGTTCCCAACATTTCATGTTTTTTAGGTTCTCATCCGCCACAACATCATGAATCGCCTTTTCCCTCTCTCTATTGATCTCCGCGTCCGACAACTCCGCCGACTTGCGGCTGTTAAACACCTTTTTTTGCACTTTCAACATGAGATCTGGGCGATGTTTATTGGACATGTCCTCATGAATGGAAGTGATGGTGCTCGCGATTGGTATGCTTGGGAGCCGATACAATTCCCAGTCACCATACCATTTCCCCCCACAAAAATTTCCGCAGGATGAACTGGTTGGGTTTTTATAATATGTGCTAATTCCGCCACACGACGACTGGGTCGGCAAGTTCCCTTCCCTCTTCCACCACATTTTTACACCATGAAAAACAAAATATCCACTGGCCTGTAAGAGTGCGCGGACAAAAGGAGCCGAAAGTCCACCTTCTTTTTCGGCAGTAAGGTGCGGGTCATACCATTTCTTCAACCACCGCGGATATATTGCACAATTTTCTTCCAATTTGCCAGAATTAAATTGATTTTCCAGCTTTTCTAAAAATGAGTTTACTTTCCGGTTCAATGGTATTTTTAAGTTTAAAAGTAATATCATGACTGAAATCATCCAACAAAAACCCTTACTTCCCTGATTAGAATAATCTTTACTTGGGCATCCCCAATTAGCCCACCTGTCGAAGGAGGCGTCGTTTGGGCGCATCTCATACCAGTCAATCTCCACGTGCTGCATTTTTGGGTTTGAGACGCTAGTCACATCTCTGTGTGCGCGTTGGCGCAGGGGATCTAACTTAATCTCTAAAGGTGTGTTTTGTCCACCTCGGCTCGATCTTCTACGAGTCTTCCGCCGGCGACGGCGTTTTCTTTTTTTTGAATGCATATATTAACGATATATTTATAATTATAAAATTTAAATTAATTTTATAATTTAGTTAAAATAATAATACGAAAATAAGACGATAAAGATCTTAGTTCGAGTAGGCAAGTCCTCCCATTCCGCTCATGACACGGAGAACATTGTAGTTAGTGGCGTAAACGCGAACCTTGGCGGTCTCTTCTCCTCCGACGGTTTCGTTGGAAAGGACGAGCTGAAGGGTGGCGTTGTCAATACGCGAGAAGTTGCAAGTGCCCGATGGCTGGTGCTCTTCTGGGCGAAGGGCGAACGAGTAAACGTTAATGCCAGTGTCCGGCGAGCGTGTGTGATGCTGGTATGGTTGGACGGTGTCGAAGTACGATCCTTCACGCTCCGAGAAGCGGTCCTGTCCGTTGAGCTGGAGTTTGGCTGTGACAACTGGGTTTTTGCCCCAGCAGTGAAGGCCGAGGGCGGTCTCGGCGAGAACGAACGAACCGGCGTCCGAGACGAGCGAGTTGGTGGTCGAGCTGAGTGGGTTGGCGTTGCCGTCCGGGAGTCCGCCGGTGTTCATGTCGTATTGCGACGCTGGCCACGCGGATGCCGACGCGGTGATTTCGTTAAGGACCTCCGCACCTGGGTCAGTGAACAAATCGCTTCCGTTGATGACGGCGTTGCTGCCTTGGGCACCTCCCTCTGTGGGTCCAGAGTAAGCGTGCTGGGCGCTTGGGACGGCGTCAACGCAATCGGTGTAGTTGAATGGCTGGGCACCGAGGATGTTGTAAAGGAGCGAGTCGCAAAGGAACGACGAGCAGTAATCGACAAGGGCGTCTTTCTGGACAACGAAGACAACCTCCTTGCACGGGTGGTTGAAATTGAGCTTGATCTTGTTGGACGACGACCCGACGGATTCATCACCAGTGAACTGAAGCTGCTCAATGAGGTATTCGTGTGGGTTCTGTGCCATGCGGCGGCGCTCGTCAGTGTCAAGGAAGATGTAGTCAACGTAGAGTGACGAGGCAACAAGAGATTTCGAGTAAGCATTGGCGGCTTTGCTGCTTGTGTTTGTCTGTGAGCATTTGAGGAAACCATCGGTGTTTGATACAGCCCACAAGATTTCGTCAAGAGGGCGGACCTCAAGGTTAATCTTAACTTCGTGATACTGAAGGGCAATAAGTGGAAGAGCCAAACCAGGGTTGCGGCAGAACCAGAACTGGAGTGGGATGTAGAGAGTTGTTTCTGGGAGAGTATTGCGTGGGGCACATGTGTTGCATGGGGCACCAGTTGTGCAAGCCTGCTCAACATTGGCGAAACTTGGGTCGGTCAAGTAAGTAAGCTGTGTTGTGTGTCCGATCATCTTGTTGTAGCCAGCCTCCTGCTCGGCGGTGGAAGTAAGCTGGTTCCAGATGTGCATCCAGTCACCGTACTGTTTATCAATGCGCTGTCCACCAATTTCAACTTCAACGTTGTTAATGAGGTGGTGTCCTGGGTAGTCAAGCCAGCGGGCGAAGTTGGCATCGCTCTGGTTAATTTCCGGAAGAGTAACCTGGAAGTATGTTCTGTAGGCCAAATCACCGTTGCGGGCAATTGTGCACTGAACACGGCGACCGAAGTCACAGCATCCATTGAAAGTTTGTTCAATAGATTCCATAGCAAAGTTGGTGTGTCTGCGGTATGTTACCTTGAAAAAAGTGATCTGTGGGTTGCCTGTAAGGTAGACGTCTTGAGCGCCGTAAGCTACGAGTTGCATAAGTCCTCCTCCCATTGTTATAATATTGCTAAAGATAAAAAAAAAAAATATTCAGACATTTTAAAAAATAATTATTTTATATTTTCAATGTCAAAATTTCTTACCATAAAGCGTTTTAAATAATTATCAAGGAACACTTCTTTCTTACCTTCATGTTTTTTAGAAAATATATATGCATTTTTGTTTTTTTTAATAGTCCACCCATTATCTAAAGCATTAAATATAAAAGCCATTTTATGAAATTTCATAAAATCTACTTCTAATTCTGATTTCATGAAATTTACCTCTAATTCTGTTGATTGTTTATCCATTTATAAAATATAAATAATTAATTAGAGAAGCTTTTACTTAAAGCTTAAAATTTTTTTTTATTAAAGAATGCCCAATTTTAAACCCAAAGCTAATAAAAAAATAAAGGTAAATAAAAGGGCCCAAATTACATTAGATAACAAACATACTGAGATGATGAAAAAGTTTGAAAAGATAAAAGGTGAGGATATCCCAGAAATAAATAAACAAATAAAAAAAATTAATGAACAGTTAAAAGATTCGCCATCATTGGAGGAAAGACTAGAGCTTGAAGATAATTTATTCTTATTAAAAAAAAATAGGAAAGAGTTATCTCAAGAAAAAAAAAAATATTTATTAGATAATTCTAAATATATTTTTGATTATTTTGAAAAAAAAAGAGATATTTCTGAAGGAAATAGCAAAAGAACTATTCTTCACTCATTTTTCACAGGTGGTGAAAAACAAACAATTAAAAGAAAAAATGAGACAAATGAAACAGTAAAATATTTATTAAATGTAAATGATAAATATTTAGATATAAACAATTATCAATTAAAAAATGATATGTGTTCATTTTGCGGTGGTGAATTAGTTCCAATAGATTATGAAGGAATTTTAGTTTGTAAAAAATGTTCTAAATTTGTGCCATATTTAATTGAACATGAAAAGCCGTCATATAAGGAACCTCCTAAAGAAGTATGTTTTTATGCATATAAAAGAATAAATCATTTTCGTGAGATTTTGGCTCAATTTCAAGCGAAAGAAACAACGCAAATTCCTCAAAAAGTATTAGATGAAATAAAAAATCAGATAAAAAAGGAAAGGTGTGATTTATCTCAAATAAGTAATAAAAGAGCAAAAAATATATTGAAAAAGCTAGGATATAATAAATATTATGAACATATTCCATTTATTAAAGACAAATTGGGAATTAGACCACCATTAATGAGTCAAGAATTAGAAGACAAGTTATGTAATTTATTTTTGGAAATTCAGAAACCATATGCTAAGCATTGTCCTGATGGACGTGTTAATTTTCTAAATTATTATTATGTTTTGTATAAAATGTGTGAATTATTGGGTGAAAAAAGATTCTTACCTTTTTTTCCAATGTTAAAAGACCCAGTCAAAAGAATTGAACAAGATGATATATGGAAAAAAATTTGTAGGGAATTAAGATGGGATTTTATACCAACAATATGATTAAATGTTATTTAACTATATTGTTAATTTAGCGTGGGAAGCCAACCATATTTGCGCCAACACCGAACCCGGCACCTGTGCGGGCTGAAACTGCCATGGTGGGGACATATGTGTCAAGGATGCTGAATGTTGCGGCAGCGGTTAAAGAGATGAGAGCTACTTCATCAAAATTCAACGATCTTTTTGGAATGGCATAGGCGGCAATAGCAACCATGAAACCTTCAACAAGATATTTTACAGCTCTTTTTACAAGTTCACCTAAATCTAAAGCATTTCCTAAATTGGCAAGCATTATAAATAATAATAAGAAAAAAATATATAGAATGTTAAAACTTAAAAGATAAATAAAATACAAATATATAATGGCTAAATATGAAGAAAAAACAAATGGAGCTGGAAATGAAAATCCTAAATATGTTGATTTATTGGGTGAAGATAAGGCAATCTCGGGACAAAAATTTTGTTGCTTATCCTTTTTGTCTCCCGAAAAAATACTAAAGGATAAAAAAATCTTTCTATTTGAAAAATTCCTAAAACACTTTGATACAGATGAATCTGTTAAAAAATTTTCTCAGTTCTTAAATTTTCTTTCTTACAAATACGAATTAGATTTTGCTAAAATAATGGAAGATTTTGATGAATTTTTCAAAAGTGAGAAAGATAAATTATCTGATAGTACAATTCTTGATAAATATAAGAATTTTTTAGATCAAAAGGAAGATGAACTACAGAAAGAATTTGATGTGTTACATGATTTCAAAACAAATATTAGAGGAATTAAGGTTCGTGGATCATTTCAAACACAAGAAGAAGCACAATTAAGATGTAGAATGTTACGAGAAATAGATCCTGACCACGATATTTATGTAGGACAGGTGGGAATGTGGATGCCATTTGATCCTGATGCTTATAGAACCGGAAATGTAGAATATATGGAAAATGAATTAAATCATCTCATGCACGAAAAAAATAAAAGTGAAGAAATTGCTAAAAGAACATTTGAAAAAAGGGTAAAGGATTCGAAACGAAAAGCTATAGAAGAAAATATTAAAATAGCTAAAGAAAGTGGAAATAAACTAACACAAACTCTTAATGAAGAAGGAGATTTAATTGGTGTAGGAACAAATACAAGATTAAACAAGTTAAAAAATCAAGAAGTATCTTCTGCTGATATTCGTAAAGAATTGTTTGAAGGTGATAATATCCGAACAAAGGCATTTGATCGTAAAAATCCTGACCGAAGATATAAAGAAGTTATTGAACGTGATGGAGAATTTGAAAAACCGCCGCAGTCAGAACCAAAAAATGTAATATTAGAAGTCGATGAAGCTGAAGATGATTAAATTGAAATTATTTAAATATATTTTTTTATATCATATAATGGAAGTTTTGCAACCTAGTAATCTTCGTTATTTTACTGAAAAAAAGGAACCACAGTCTTTAAAAAATTTCAGTAAAATATTAAAAAAAAAGAAGGAGAAGAATAAGCGCGTGTCTAAAAAGAAAAAAAATAGATGTGCTTTTGATGGATGTAGAAAGAAATTAAAACTTACTGATATGGATTGTAAATGTAAGAATAGGTTCTGTTCTCTTCATCGCCTACCCGAAACTCATAATTGTTCTTGGGATCCGAAAAATGAAAATGAAATGAATATTTATAAGGAAAAATCTGGACTTAATCATGTAAGCACGTTTGCAAAAATGGAAAGAATTTAATATTTATTTTGTATAATATTTTTGTAAAATGTCAAGATTAAATATTCTCTTTTTCTTCAAACTTTTTTTGGTGACCTTGAATTCATCAAACATAGGATTTTTTATTTCTTCTACTGGCAAATGATTATGAACGGTTCTAGCAATCATTTTATATAATTTAAAATCAGGATATCTTTCATCGCCATTGTGTTTATATAATATATTTTTTCCTCTATCATCTTTGCACCATTTTATAATTAATTTTCCAATTTTATGGGTAACTTTATGTTCTTCATCACTATATGGAACAAAATAATCATATAAAGAACAAGCGAGTCTTGTTAAGTCAAAACTGAAGTTAGGTTCCAATATAGGTTTTTTCTTATTTAAACACGGTCCGAAATTATATTGTGTTGCAGCATCTCCCTTTGATTGGAAGCTGTCACTACAAACAACTTGATCTCTGAAATTATAGATTGCTCTTCCAAAATCAATTATTTTAAATATTTTTCCAAATGTTGGAACTTTATAATAAGTTCCATTAAAACAATAATATAACCAAGGTTTTTCTGTTTTTTCAAACATAATGTTATTGGTATGTAGGTCATTGTGTGTAAATGAAAATACTTTTTGATATGTAATTAACATAATTAAAATTTGAAAGATAATAGATTTCCATTCTGGTATGGTTAAAATTTTTCCTCCAAAAAGTAAACTATCTAATGTATCTTCTAATCCTTCAAGACATATGATATTAACAGGAAATTCTTCTATAATAGCATTTAATACTTCATTTTCACCTTCACTTTCAGAAGATTCTTGACTACTTTCTTCATCGTCTTCTTCATCTGAAAACTCCGAACTATCATCTGTATAAGAGGATCTTGAACTACATGTGGATGATGAATCGTGTGTTTTTGAAAGTTTTTTATTATCGGGGGGAATTTCATTTTTAGAGGTATCTTTGAAACTTAATAAAATTTTCAAATCATTAGAATTTTCTTTATTTTGAGTTTTGAATATGTCACCAAATAAATCATCAGACATTTCTTCACATTCTATGCTAGGTTTTTCATCAGTTATTTTTATTTTTTTTCTTCTATTTCTTGAATTTCCCGAGAATATATCTCCTCTATTATTTTCTATTTTGAATAGTTTATCCATATTTTGATGAAAAAACGATGAATTATTCAGATAATCAAAATCATCAAATATATTATAATAAAAATTTTGTTTAAGTCCAATAAATGATCCAAAAAAATCAACTCCGTGTAAGAATCTTTTTTCATGTAATAGCTGAGAGCTTAGGTAAGAGAAGAACCCATCAACATAGGCGGAGTTACTATTATTTTTAACTTTTTTATGACTATTTTTTTTATTCCAATGTGGTAATTCAAAAAGATTCTGAGATATATCATATTTTCCAATCATGTATTTAATTGGATCTAAAAGCGGAGAATATTTTAAAAATAGAGCTTTTTTCATTTTTCCATTTTGATTTTCAACTTTTCCAATAAATTTATTTTCGTTTTTTTTCTCATTAATAGAAGATAAATGATATTTATGATTTAGATTAATATCGTTATAATTTTTTCTATTAAGAGAAAAGAACATATTATAAATTGGAATAAAATTTTGTATTTTAGAAATACCTGCCGTTGTTTCTAAATCTTTAAATAATTCAGTGTTTTTTCTTTTATTATAAGAAAAACTGAATGTTTCTGTAAAAGATGTCATTTGTTATATTTATAAAAAAAAAATATTTAAATTAAAACTAATTGCGTTAAATACAAATAATTTTATGAACAACTTTATATATGAATTTAGAACTTAAAAAATTTGATATGAGAAAGATACGTTTTGATAATAGTCAAACATCGAGTGGTCCAGTTATTGTTTTTATAGGTCGTCGTGATACAGGAAAATCCTTTTTAGTTCGCGATTTATTATATTATCATCAGGAAATTCCTATAGGAACAGTAATTTCGGGAACAGAAGCTGGAAATGGTTTTTATGGTAGTCATGTTCCAAAATTATTTATTCATGATGAATACAATACAGCAATTGTTGAAAATGTTTTAAAAAGACAAAAATTAGTAATAAAACAAATAAAAAAAGAAAATACTGCTTATGGTAGAAGTAATATAGATGGGCGTGCTTTTGTTATTTTGGATGATTGTTTATGGGATAATGGCTGGGCAAAAGATAAAATGATGCGCTTATTATTTATGAATGGTAGACATTGGAAAATTATGACAGTTATTACAATGCAATATCCATTGGGAGTTCCACCAAATCTTAGAACAAATATTGATTATGTATTTATTTTAAGAGAACCATATTTAACAAATAGAAAACGAATTTATGAAAATTATGCAGGAATGTTTCCAACTTTTGAATCTTTTTGTCAGGTAATGGATCAATGTACAGAAAATTATGAATGTCTTGTTATAGATAATAATTCAAAATCCAATAAATTAGAAGATCAAATTTTTTGGTATAAAGCAGAGCCCCATGATAATTTTAAATTAGGATCCAAAGAATTTTGGGAGATTTCTAAAGATCTTAATTCCGATGATGAAGATGAACCATATGATCCTAATGCTCATATGAAACGAAGAGGTCCAAAAATAAATGTTAAAAAGAATAGATGGTAGTTGTCATCGCCTAAATTATAATGTTTAAAAGTCAGGATCATTAATAAAAGCTGCTGTATTTGTTGATGTTTTTGCCATTGGAGCAATATGTTGTAACATATAAAATCCCGATAAAGTGCTTAAATATACAAGTAATGCATCTCGTATCAATGTTTTTAAGGGTTTCATTTCTTTTAAAACAAACCTCATTTCAAGAAAACGTAATAATAAATATATTATAGAAATAGTAGCGGATAACATAAAAGGAGAATCACCCATTACTATTATATTAAAAAACTTATTTGGAATTTTATCGCACTAAGTTGTTAAAACTTCAATTTCATTAGAAATATCCGGAGCTAATTTTATTTCTTTACTCAAATCATGAATATCAAGGGTATCTAATTTAATAGAAGGTGCGTCTCTAAAGATTTTGATTTTTTCATCATCATCATAATCTTCAGCTTCTTCTTCTTTACGTTTCTTATGCGCGGCAGCACTAATTGCCTCAAGACGCTCAATTGTTTTTGGTGCGCTTTTTTCTTCCTTTTTCATTGTATTCTTATCAAACAAGGTATCGGTATCATTAAAGGTTAGTTTCGTCGGAACCACGGTATTTTTTTCTTCTTTTGCTTCTTTAATTATTTTCTTAATACTATCCGCAACCTCATCTTTGATTATTTCCTTTTTGATAATGGGTGTGTCAATTTTTAAAGACTTTTCATCATCTTTTTTCTCAACTTTTTTCTCAACCTTTTTCTCAACGTTTTTCACAATAGTTTTTACCTCTTCTTTCGTTTCTCCGCTCTTTTTAACTGTTATTTCTTTTGGTTTTTCTTTAGAACTACTCTCTGTACTGCTCTCCTCTTGTTTATTTTCTGATGCATCCACTTGAAGAGTTTCGGTAACTTCTTCAACTACCTCTTCCTCAACCGATTCATCAATATAAGAACGTAAAATTCTTTCAACTGGAATACTTTCACGAATTACATCTAAAATACATTCTTTACAGATTGTTTCAGCTTCTCTCATATTTTTTTGAAAACTTAGTGGCGAAATATTTTTTTCAAATAAATACACATTGGAATAGATCTTTCGTGCAAAACTTATATAAATTTTATGAATAAAATCATTTAACTTTGGAATATCTAATTCTATTTTTTTTTGTAATGAACCCACACGAATGCTTGTTAAAACTTTTAATTGAGTTATATGAACACAAGTTAATAAATCTTCTAAATAATTACAACCACTTTTTTTAATAATTCTATCTGTTTCTTCTGAAATAATATCATTATTCCATTTTGGAACTCTACTCAAAAAATTCTGAAAAGTCATAAGATATTTACTTTCTTCGTCATTTTGTATGCATAATTGATCCGCTTCTTTTAAAATGGATTTTATTCCTTCGATAACCAGAGGCGTAAGTATATTTAATAATCTTACACAATATTCATTTTTTGCCTCTGATAACATCCCTGTATTATAATCGTCCATTTACATAATTTCTATATTTTCTAAATTGTATTCGGGACGCATAAAAATAAAATAAATAATGTAAAAAATTAGTAATTTCTCACTTCTAAATTCTTTACGAATTTCATCAAAATATAATAAATAAAACTTTCTTTTTATGGGATCTATTTCTTTTAATTTATCTATTATTTCAAACAAATCTATTGAAGAATATGCTTTCTCATATAATTTTTCACAAAAAACAAAGCAATCTTCAAGAGTTTCATAGTTTTTTTCATTTAATAAATTCGTTTTAAGCCATTTTTTTCTCCTAACATTTGTTTTTTTAAAAATTTGCAAATTATAATTGTGTAAATTTAATCTTTTTTTATTTATAGTTGGCAAGGGAAGATATATATCACAAAAACGAGATAATATTGGTTTTAATAATTTGTCTTTGTTCACTACAACAATAAAAAAACGTGTTGTGTGGCTATATTTTTCAATACACCTCCGTAAAGCTGATTGGGCGTCTGTAGTTAATTTATCAGCATTAAATAAAATAATGCTTTTGAAAAAATCACCCTTTTGACTTTGTATATTGGTTTTGGCAAAAAATTTTAACTCGTCCCTAAAAAAACGAATTCCTTTGCTATGGGCACAATTGACATACATAATATAATTTTTCATATTTTGATTGAATTTTTCATAAATTCTTTTAATAAAAAAGTCTAACATATATCTTTTTCCACTTCCGGGTTCACCATGAAAAATTATATGGGGAATCTTCTTATTTTTGATAAATTGATTTAACTTTTCTTTTATATCTTCATGAATTGATAATTTTTCCATAAAATTTTTATGGAAAAGTATTTAAACTCTTTTCAATAAGTTTTCTATGAAAGTTATTATTCAAATAGGAATAAAACGCAGTGGAAATCATGGAATACTCAATCTTATTAAAAAATCTGGAATTAAAAACTATATACATATGAATGATATTCATCATTTTACCTACGCAAACTATGAGTATTTTTCTAAAAAAGAACCAGAATATAACCCCGTTAATGATCACAATTGGACAGGATTTAAAGGAGTTGATGTGGTAATTATTAGTTTAGAAAATAAATGTATACCTAAAAAAGAATTAGAAAAATTTCATAATATACCAAATATTCACTTTATTGTTCTTCTCAGAAATCCATTTAATAATGCAGCATCTGCTTATAAATATTTCATTGCAAATAAATGTAATTCTTCCATGATTCTATTAAAATATATTATGACTATTTGGAAACAATATGCCAATTATTTTTTAAATCCCAACACAAAGTATAATCTTATTGTATATGATAAATTTTATAAGGATAAAAAATATCGTGAAACTATATTTGAAAAATTAGGTCTCAAATATAATGAAGAGTATTTAAATGAAATTAATGGTTGGGGGAGAAGTTTCTTTGATTTAAATGCCACCAACACTAATAATCAAAAAATTTTTGAACGATGGAAGGTCTTTGAAAATGATAAATTGTTTATAAAAAATGTAATGGACGATAAGGAATTACACGATTTATGGGGTAAAATTTGTGAAAAATTTGAAATCAACGAGAACCTAGAAAAGCATTAACATCCTTACAATATATTTCATAGTTATCAGTACGCTCTTTGCTTATAATTCCCGACATTATCAGACAACTCAAATAATCTGGAATTGTTTTCGCAATCAACTTTTTCCACGCTTCTGGTTTTTCTGCCCATTGCTTATCTGTAATATTATGAAACCAATACTTTCCGTTTTTATATTTTTGATAACCAGCAATACTCCATTCATCCACTGGTGGTGCGCGGTCGGCTTTTTTTGCCGAATGCTTCTTCTTGCGGGTTGGTGGTTTGGGGGGATTGGCGCTCATTTTTATTACATATTAAATACTCCTTTTGCCTAATCAATTTTTTTTTCGCACATCTCGTGCAAATAAAAAATCCTCGCCTTAATGTTGCCCAATGGGCGTGTGGACTATTACAATCTACACAAGTTATTTTTCTGTGCATTTTTTTCAATTCTTTGTGGAATTGTTCATTTATTTCCTGCATATATTTGAATAAGAAATTTTCATCTTATTGAGATTTCTCTCTTTAATGGATTTTCAATTCTCATGAGAGTAGAATTTAATAAAAGGTCAAAAATGGCTATTTTATAAATATTGCTCTCATGAGAATTGAAAATCCATTAAAGAGAGAAATCTGAAGTTTCTGAATAAAAATGATAGACTTTTTAAAGGGGTTGTTTATCATTTTTTTTGTAAAATATTTAAAATATCTGCTAGATTTTTCCCAATTTCCAAAGGTTCATTTTGTATTGTATTTCCATTAATTTTATGTTTCATTGCGCCTTCTACAGTGATTCCTTTTGAAAAATCATCAGCAGATCCTTGTGCATTTCTCATATAATATTCGGGGTAAAAGTTATCTTCTCTGAAATTTTCATTTTTTTCGTTAAGATACTTATTAATTGTATTATGTAAAATATTTTTATTAGCATAAGATGCTACAAGAAAATGTTCAAAACTTCCTTCATCTCCGTGTAAATCAAAGAATAAATCACATTTATTTTTTCTCTCAAATTCTTTCTTAATACACTTTATTTCTTTGCTTTCAGTATTAGTCCAATCTCTATTTAAATTCAATCCTTTTGCGTTAGTATACCAGTGACCCAATATTGTTCCATCGGGATTAGCATTTCCAATCATTTTAATTGTATAGTGTTTACTTAATTTTTTTCCCAATTGCTTAACCCTTTTTAAAAAGCCCTCCATCATCCACGACCCAATTGTCTCTCCGGGATGTTGTCTTGCAATTACCCACACGGTTATTGGTCCTTTTCCAATAGTTTTCATATAAATTGGATTTTTTTGATGAGAATAACCAATAATTTTATCATTTCCAAATAATTTTTTAGTTCGTGAAAAGGTATATGGCGGATAATATGCAAACCATATAATATTTTTTGTTGGTTTAATAGTCCAATGTATTTCAGAACCAGTAAAAACTGTTTTACATCTTTTCCATGTTTTATTATCGTATGAATAACATATATTTAATCCGTACCAATCATTATTCTTATCCCACGGATTAGGTATAATTTGTAAATTCTGAATAATGAAAGTATGTTTTTCATTAAGAACATTTTTAGCTTTAAAATAAAACCAATATTGATATTTATTTTGCTTTTTATCTTGTATGTAGGGATCTTTTTTTATTTCTAAATAGGCGCGGTTTTCTTGAATTGAGTTCACAATAATATTTCCAGATTCAAAATTAGAATTGATAGATAGCATATATATAATCTTTAAAAAAATAATTATATATATAAATGAAATTTTCCGAATGGATAAATTATAAAATAAATCCAAGAGATATAATTTATAAATGTATTGACCCATTAGGATTTGATAGAGATAATGCTTGGTTTCCTATTGGGTGTGGTCCAAGTTATAAAGAATATAGTAAAAAAAATGATATAACAAAATTTACAAATAATGAAAAAATTAATACAAAGTTGGTTTTTTATAGTAAAATTCGTATAACAGATATGGGGCGCCGGGATCTTAAAAAAATAAATAGAAACACAATTGTAGAAAATTTAAACAAAAAATATAAACAGGAAAATTATTTTAATAAAGATTATTTTGAAAATATTGGAAAATATAAATTTGTATTTTCTCCAGAGGGAAATGCAATTGATTGTCATAGACATTACGAGACATGGATTTCAAAAGGTATACCAATTATTGAATATAATTCATTTATAAAAGAAAAATATAAAACATTACCAATTTTATGGACACGAGATTATAGTGAAATAAATGACAATTATTTAGAAAGCAAATATAAAGAATTTTTAAATAAAGATTTTGATTTTAAACGGTTACTTCTAAGTAAATATAAACCAGAACTTAGAAAAAAAATGATTACTATAATGAATGCTCCATATCCTTCAGCCTTTTACGTCGGTCGCCCGCGATGCGACATTAAATTGTGGAACTACAAAGATTGTTTTAATTAGGCAGCACCATGAAGAGATTGTGTATATGGATTGCAACGGAAAGCATCTAGCATATCAGATGAATTTCTTGTGCAACTTTGTCCCATGCCAATAGGAGCTCTTTGATGCATTTTGCCGAGAATTTCTTTAGATGGTCCACCCACAATAGTTGAATTATTGGAGAATGTTCCTCTATTTGGATTACGATCAGAATCCAATTTATCAATCTTTATATTAGTATAACCATTGTATATTGCCATATTTCCATTGGGAGACCTTCCTTGTGTTAATATTTGTTTATCTGCATTAAGACTCATATTATATTCAGCATTATAAACTCTTGCTTTAGATCGCAATGCTGTTCCTGGATTAGATATATATTCACAATTTGTGTCATCTCTCTGTTGACGTACAGCTCTTTCAGAATTATTGGCAATATTAACCAAGTATGCATCATTTGTTTCTGAATTGGGCATCCCTCCGAAATTTTTACTTTCTATTGTCGTTTCTTTCATGGTTGTTTTTGGTTGATCAGCAGGATTATATGCAGGCGGTTTTGAAACCGTAGAATGTGCATTTCCAGTAGGTCTGATTGTTCCAACAGCATTTTCTTTTCTAGATGGTCTGAGTATATCCATTACCGGAGCAATCATAGCCTTAGCATATGTTGAAACTGCTCCGAATTGTTGAGTTTCACCTGTAAGACTTCTACCATTTGCTCTATTTTTGAATGAACTTTTTCCCAGATCATTTGTTACAGCTGGCGGTGCATTAGCTTTCCAAACACCACTAATACCATTTGCAGGCCCTTTAGAAGGTTCTTTTGTATAAACTGGTTTTTTAGGTTGTTGTGTTTGTCCTGGAACATAAGTTCCAACACCATCATTCACACTACCTCCAAAGTATTCGCGGGACGTTCCTGGTCTATTTACAGGACGATCGGGTTGTGTAGCACGAGATGTGCTTGCTTCACCAGCTGCACTATTAGTTGTAAACCACCTATCAGCTCCATTCAAATAAAAGGTATCAGGTCTATTCTTTTCCACCTTTCCTTGTAATCCTCTCTTATAATGTCCTGCTCTTGCAGATCCTCCCAAAACAACACCCTCATATGTGACCTTAGGATTAGTTTTAATTCTTAATTCATCAACAGAACGATCTATCCATCTTTCTCTTGCTTCCATTCCTGAATTGAAACCACCACTTCCTATAAAACCTTCCTTTTTGTTTAGACCTGGAGCAACACGTACATCAGCCCAAGGTTTCACGTTTGCCATATTTCTTGAAGGATTCATTCTTGATTGTATAAAATCAGATGCATTTGGCATTCCGTTTACCCAATGCATTTTTTGTTGGGGTTTAAAAAGGGGCGCTATACTTTCTTTATTGATAGTAGTTGTTCCTGCTCCCTGCATATTATCAAGATATGCTTCAGCGCTTGCAAAATCTCCGGTTCTTTGTTTAACTGTTGATCCAAAGAAGGGTTGCATATTGTTATGTCTAAAGCCTTCATCACCCATCTTTTCCCCCGTGAGTGAAAGAAAACTTTTATCAGTTTTTCTAGCTTTTGCTTCTTCTTTTTTTTCTGCGGCAGAAGATTCTACCACATCTCCTGTAGCACCTACCACACGAACTTTATTAAATAATGCCGATGCCCCAGGTGCATTTGGATTAGTTTTATAATAATTTAGATGTTCCATTACAGCTTCTTTGTTTTCAACAGGGAAATTTCTATTCGGTGTATTAGTATTTGGTAATTGAGAACGTCTTCCGCGAAAACCTTGTCTCTTTCTTTCGGATGTTCCGTTGTTCGCCATGACATATAACCCAAACATAGCTCCAATTGGTAATAGGATTTCCATTATTATATATAAGAAGTATATATTTTCTTATAAATAATCAATCGAAAGGACAAGGAATTTTTGGTTTAAAATTATCTTTTTCTAAAATTCTTGTATTAAGATAGCTGTGAAATGGAACATCGGCGGCTTGGTGGGATTTTGAATAATCTGAAGCCAAAAATAATGGATGGCGATGTGATTGTTCTAAATCTCTATACATCCAAACAGGATGCGTTGCTCTACTTTGTTTGGTAAAAGGCGCTTTAAGAGTACAAAAATCCCCTTTTTGAGAATATACAGTTCCTTTGTTTGGATACTGTCCCTCAATGCATGATTTTGTTAATGGTCGCGTTAATCCAATTAAATCGCTATCTATATCAATGGGGTGACCACCGGGAACTTTTCTTAAATTGGCGCCCCATTTTTGTAAACGAATTTCTGGGTCTTCAAAAAAACAAGGCTGACAACCAGGACCAGGCGTATTAAAAATATATCTCCCAGGACCAGTGCGTTCTTGATTTAGTTTTGCGGTTCTGCATGGATCATAATTAAATCTTGTAAATGCCATAATATATTTTCATTATATTATTATTTTTCTTAAAGTATTATAATGACAACTTTATTACCGACAATCAAAAAAATTATAATGGAACCTTCAAAACAAATATTTCATATACCATTGCAGGTTGATTCATATTCTAAAGTTATTGATTTATGGAAAAAATATAAAAAATATAAAAATATTGACTTGAATGATGTTAATCAGAATTATATATTAAATAATGTATTTGATTTCCATTTTTCTGAAATAAATCATGTTCTTTTATATTATAGTTCTAATTTGGATCATTGTTTGATGATGTGTAAGGCAAATAATAAATATATTAATATTTCTGCTCCTATTCAAAAAAATTTGTTCAAAACAGATACAAATTTTATTGCAGTATATTGTTAATATTTTCTATGAACCTCCAGGGTAAATGTTGCTGGACTATGTAAACTTCCTGTACTTTCCTTTGGAGCATCACCATTGGCATCATTATTGCTTTTTACAAACATTCCAATACCATCACCAGCTTTAATAGTAACAGTTTCGTCGGTGGAATTAAAAATAACACCATCTCCCCATTTTGCACAACCACATCTTCTTCTAATTGTAGCTGTTCCAATTTTCTCAGGAGCGGCGAGACCCGTGGTGGGCACACCACACACTTCGGGATCACATCTAATTATATAAAATTCTATTGTTAAAACAAAATCCAAATTATCTGAAACAGAACCAGTATCATACTTTCCTAACATCCAGCTAAAGCGAGAGGAAGGACCGGGGTGTTCATGATGTTCTATTTGATCACACGGATGGCAATGTGAATGACTATGTCCGCCGTGTGGCCAAGTTGTATTATTACGAAAGGGCGAACCACTTGCATCATTAATAAGCCATCCATCAAATGGTATTGAGGTTGCAATTGCCATTCCATATTCAAAATTATTGCCGCCCTTGAAAGAACAACTTGGAAAACTTGAACGATCTGACCAACCTCCCAATCGAGGACGTTCGGCGAGCTTCCAGCCTGTAAATTCCGTAGTGGAAGAAGTTCCTGTCATGGTCTGAAATAAATAATCTTGCTCCATCGTTTGATCGTCGGCAAGAACGGCATTGCCGCCATCATCATGAGATGCACCGTAAGCTTTTAAATTATGCGAAGGATCATAATCTGTACCTGCACCACCCCCCGTCCCATAGGAATTTTCTGTGAGTTGATTATCCCCGTTGGCGGCGGTTTTATATCCCAATGATTGTGTTGAATTACCATATCCACCAAATCCAGGATAAAGCCAACCCTCATACCATACACGCGTTTCATCCTTTATATAATGATCGTGTGTGTTATTGCATTTGTCCTCATTTAGTTTATGATCGTGTTCATGAGTGTGTTGAAATAGATCATGATTATGTTGCATATTATGACTGTGATCACCCACCGCTGTATTACTCCCATTTGAGGTACAATTTCCGATGTTACCGTAATGACCACCGTCGCAATCATCCCCAGTAAAAGTGTGGTTGTGACCGCCAGCATTCCCCGTATTACCGGCGTTGCCAGGATCAATGTTGTCCGCGCCTACTGGCGTATTAATATTCCCCGTGTAATTTGGATCAGGTCGTTGTGGAGAAGTATTGGCAGCCCAAGGCGCGCTCGTATCCGGGTTGTTGCCGCTGGTAGGACGATCCCCACGATCATTATTTGTATAAGCGGTTGTATCTTGATTAATTTTCCCTGCCCAGTTGTGCGCGGTAACCGCGCCGCTATCTGGTCCATCCGCATCGGGGTGCAGCGATGGATAGCCATTCATCATCGCACTCTCGGTTTGATGATCCCAATGAACATGATAATGGGGATTTGTATGAAGTCCCCTCATTGCTAAAGTAAAAAGTGTGCCACTTTTGGGAATAATATGAACGCCCCAGGTAAAGAAAGAACTATGATTGTAATATTGCACCCAATTGGCAGAAACATCGTGAAATCTCCCCCATTCCCCAAAAGTAAAATCGCCAGTTATAGATAGATTTCCCTTTACTACCAATGTATCGTTTCCACAACAACCAGTTGCATTATATCCATAATGAGGATTTATAACATTCAACCCCATTTGATTAATGCCTCTGATAGAATTATGTTCATTTAATGTTAAAGGTCTTAGAGGCATAGCAGTTCCGGGATATGTTAAACCAATATTATTAATGAGGGTTGTTGGTTGATCTGATATAGTTTGCTCCTCTTCACATTTATTATTTGTATTGTAAATTTTCATTATATAATATATATATAAAATTTACATTTAATCACCACCTCGGTGGTTCCTCACGAGGTTCTTCTGGCGGCTTTTCACCTCCACCTTCTTCAGGTGGTTTTCCGGAATATACTTGCTTTTTTAATATTATATTCCATCCATAAGCATTTGTGAAACTATCAGACTTCCACCAAAATTTAACATATCTTTTTTCAAAATTAAGTCCTATTGGAAGAGATCCAGACCCTAAAGTCTTCGCTTTCTCAATTGTTCCGGGTAATATCCAACCATTCCCCGAATCCTTCCAACTTCTTCCTCCAAATTTGTTTGAATATGGCGGGGTTGTAGATGCACTCGTTTGCATCCACGGAACACTAATATTTGCCCAATTTTGCCCGTCATCAGAGTGTTGAATACCCAATCTATCATACTGTGAGTAGGACCAATTTTCAAAAGCAAAATGATTAAATAACATCTCAATAATATTTCCGGCTCCCGGATCAAATATCACCCACGATGACCTACTATTCTCGTAGTTAACTTCTGGAGGCTCTTTTTCATCTGTAAAAATTGTAGTTTCTGCAGTTAATACCTTAATTTGTTCATTAATTACAGGTCCCTCAGGTCTTGCCAATTTTGCATCACCAAAATATACAACTTCTTCTAAGGGCGGTTCAGGAGGTTTTTCGTCTTTTTTATGTAAAATAAATTGGTTAAAAAAAATACATGACATTTATAATGTCTAAATATTTTTATCAGATTAGAAGATCGCCCAATAAATAAAGTTTAAGCCCCAGATTTTCCACCCCAGACTGCGTGATTTCACATTTTATACTATTTCCCTTGGCAAGAGTTAAAATACTCCAAGCAGCTGCTTCCTTGAATGTAGATTCAGAACCTGAGCCGATGGAAACCGTTCTTGTTGTTCCATTTATAACAACAGAAACTCCCACCGTCCCTCCACCATATTTCGAAAGACCAATAGCCATCCCCACAACCCTAAAAGCTCTAGGTGAAACAAACGTAACAACATCCTTCCCCGTCTCCAAGGCTGTTGTTTCATCGCTAAGGGGAATTACCATATCGTAGGGAAACTTGTTAAAACCTGGGAAACTTATTTTTGCAGTATTTGCTGTAATTGCATTGGCTTGTGCGCTTGAAATCCCAGTCTTCGCAGTATTTGCGGTGATTGCGCTGGCTTGCGCACTTGTAATCCCGGTCTTCGCAGTATTTGCTGTGATTGCGTTGGCTTGCGCGCTTGTAATCCCAGTCTTTGCGGTATTTGCCACGATTGCGCTGGCTTGGGATGAGGTAATCGTTGTCGGAGATCCTGATAAATCACCGTAACTTCCTGAAAGCGCCACTGACTTGAGTTTATTTCCACACGCGTCTGTGCCTGTAAATCCTGGGAAACTTTTTTTTGCAGTATTTGCTGTGATTGCGCTAGCTTGCGCGCTTGTAATCCCGGTCTTTGCAGTATTTGCTGTGATTGCGCTGGCTTGCGCACTTGTAATCCCGGTCTTCGCAGTATTTGCTGTGATTGCGCTGGCTTGCGCGCTTGTAATCCCAGTCTTTGCAGTATTTGCTGTAATTGCACTGGCTTGGGATGAGGTAATCGTTGTCGGAGATCCTGATAAATCACCGTAACTTCCTGAAAACGCCACTGGCTTGAGTTTATTTCCACACCCGTCTGTTATTTTGGCACCAACATCCATTTTAATGTCCAACACACCGCCGGAACTTTCCAAAGTTGTTCCGACTTTAATTCCGCCCAGTTTGGTTGCGGTTGCGGTTGGTAACACATATCCTCCCGAGGATTGTGCGTCCGCCACTTTTGAAAGTATGTTTCCCTGCCCGTCCATTATTTCTCCGTCAGCTTTAATGTCTCCCATTACTTTTAATTTTGCATCATCACCATCGCCTGTTCCAAATGTTTTCCCACCCTTCGGCGTTTCAATACAGCCTATACCAACGTTTCCCCAAGCTGTAATTCTCAGTGCACTTGTCATTGCGGTCAAATCCTTTTCCCCATAACCATTTTCGCTTACCATAAATTGAAAACCACTATAAGGGGCCAAGAAGGACAAAGCATTGCCGGCATACTTAGGAAAAGAGCGCAGCCCATTCAACTGGATCAAGCCCTCCACATTCGCATTATCTTGTTTAAAGTGGATTGTTGGATTATCAGTCTCCTCGTTCGTGCCGTCATTGGTATCGGCTTCTAATGTTATTCTGCAATCGCCCTTCGCTTTTAAATGAAGTTTTGCATCGGCTCGCGGATCGTCCTCCCCAGCAAAAATCTCAAAAGTTGCATCATTGCCGGCTGTTGCTTGGATTTTTGATGTTATATAACCAGCACCATTTGTTAATATATTATTATCGGTTGGTATTGTCTTGGCTGTGTTCGCTATAATTGCGCTAGCTTGCGCGCTTGTAATCCCCGTCTTCGCAGTATTTGCTGTGATTGCGCTGGCTTGCGCGCTTGTAATCCCAGTCTTTGCGGTATTTGCCGTGATTGCGCTGGCTTGCGCGCTTGTAATCCCAGTCTTTGCGGTATTTGCCGCGATTGCATGCGCTTGTCCGCTTGTAATCCCAGCCTTTGCGGTATTTGCCGCGATTGCATCCGCTTGTCCGCTTGTAATCCCAGTTTTCGCTGTATTTGCCACGATTGCATCTGCTTGCACGGTTGTAATACCTTTTTTTGCGGTATTTGCCGTGATTGCGCTGGCTTGTGCGCTTGTAATCCCAGTCTTTGCAGTATTTGCGGTGATTGCGCTGGCTTGTGCGCTTGTAATCCCA